GAATCATATTCACCAGGTGATGAAATGGAAGATGGCGTAGTAAGTAATTGCTGTGGCGCTCAATTAATGGACTACAATGATGGACATGGTAGATGTTCAGATTGTAAAGAAATGGCAGCTGGCGAACGTGATGAAGAATACTACGAATCAGTTAACCCAGATAACTTAACAGAAGGTGTACTAGACGGCGATGATGAAGATGGATTCATGGCACGTAGTCAACTATACTTCATGGCACAAGATGCAATTAAACTACATGGAATAATTGGTGATAGAGATAATTTAGCACCATGGGTACAAAGCAAGATAGCGCAAGCTAGCAAGGATATTGATGCAGTTAGTCGTTACACTGAATACAATGCCATGAAAGCTGAAATTGAACCACAAATGCAACCAGCTCCAGAAATGGACGAAGCACAACAATTAAACGCATCAGACTATCATTGTGCTGATTGTGGCGACACAATGCACAACCCGACTACAAATTGTTCACATGATTCACATGATGAAACAGGTAGCTGGTGGAAAGATGAAAACGGCAACGGTGTTCCAGATTCATTAGAAGAAGCAATGGATCCAGCATCACCTGAACTAGTTGCAATCTTTGATAACCTAAAGCGTGGCGATAGAGTTAAAATTAAGCATGACAGTGCATTAGAAAAAGGTACTGATTATATCGAGTACGTAGTTAAAGCAAACAATGTTTTAAAGAATGGTGTTGGAAAAGCAACACTAGCAAGAGCAGATAGTCCAACAAGTGTTAAGCGTGTACTTTATAAACGCAACGGCAAAGTGACTATGGCTATTGGCGATATGGCTGCAACACTGGTTGACATTCAAGTTAGTGAAGGCAAGTACAGTACAGTTGCTGAAGAAACAAAATTTGATGATAAGCCAACAAACAACAGTTTCCAAGACGTAGCTCAAGACTTATTTAAAAATGCATTAGCAAAAGCCAAACAAAAATCTAAAAAATAATAAGGAAATTCTATGTCTCCTATAGTGAAAAATATAACACAAACGTATAAAACATCACAGGGAGATATTGAAATATATGTACCAAAAGGTGCAAAACTATTAGTTAAAATATCTGGTGGAGCTGATAGTGCTATAGTATCTTATATGCTTGCCAAATATAGGCATGAAGTTGATAATACTATTAGCTTTATATTTGCAACGTCAGTTGCTGAGCCAAAAGCATACCAAGCATTATTTGCAAGTCAAATAATAAAATGGATAAACCAGGTTTATCCGTTGGGAGAATATGAACACCGTACAAATAATAATCTTGGCGGTGATGATTATGAGGTTGGTCAGGAAAGACTTACTAATCCAATTATGCTCCAAGTTGATCAAATGTGGACTGGAATAACATGCAATCCTCCTATGGAAGTTATGGAACAAGAGAAACGTGTAAATGCAATCGTATCAGAACGCAATGTTCAAGTTGAACATGCTATAACACAAGACAAGCCTTTATCTGGTCCACATGGTGGCTTCTTGTTTAATGGACCGTTAATGAATACTGATAAAAAAGGTGTTGCAGAGCTTTACGATATACTTGGAGTAAGAGATACTCTATTTCCACTAACTAGAAGTTGTGAGCATCACACAAAGAACTTTACACATCATTGTGGAGAATGTTGGTTCTGTTGGGAACGAGAATGGGGTTTTGGTAAATTAGATGACTGGACAAGCAAAAGACGCAGTTTTGAAAAATAGAAAAAGGATAGAACATGAAATATAATGACATATCAAATAAATTAGTAGAAGGCAAAAGCCCACATAAAAAAGGTACTAAAAAGTACAACGATCATATGGCAGCAATGCATGCAGAATCAAATGTAGAAGAAGGTACCGAAATGGGAAACATTGGAGACGTTAGTGTAAAGCAATTCGCAAGTAAAGACGGAATAGCAATACAGCTTACTGGCTCTAATGGTTATGTTCAACTTTCTAGAGAAGAAGCTGCACAACTAGCATCACGTTTAGCAAATTGGGCAGGATCAAGGATCATGGCTAGGCCAGGTGAATATGAAAGTGTACAATCTGAAACCACAGCAGGTGCAATAGGTAGCTCAATGGGCGGTGGCAATGGCTTTGCTAATGGCGGACCGGGTACAATGGCACGACCAATGACTCGGAAAAAGAAAAAATGAAATGGTTAGAAGACTATACTTGGGAAAATTATACAATCGTAGATGGTATTGAATTTCCATACACCGCTGATAAATGCAATATAGGCATTAAATTAAGTGGTGGTATTGATAGTGCAACTATTTTATATACATTAGCATGGCTACGTAAAGAGGGATATATTCATCCTGAAACTAATTTTATTCCGTTAGCTGGAGTAAATTATCACAGACCATACCAGAAGATGTATGGTGATAGAATTGTTAACACTATCAATCAGTTATTAGATACAACAATTCAATTGCCACTTGTTAGTTATGGTACTATTCTTAAAGATGTAGAAACAGCCACCCTTGAAATACAAGACCAGTTACTTAACGACGGGACTATGGATATTTGGTATGTTGGAGAATCAAAGTTTTTACCTCGTGATTATGTTAGTGGTACTAAATGGGCAGATGCAGTTACACCTGATACAGATCGTTTTAGTCCAGTTTCCTTTGCAGTATTGTTAGATGTTATGAATCCAGATAACACTTGGGCTGTTAATGATGATGACATGAAAACTAGAGCATGGGAAGCACCAGATAACACTATCTTCAATAGCCAACGTATTATACCATGGGCTAACATGCATAAAAAACATGTAAAGCAAGTAAGCGATCATTTTGGAGTAACTGAAGAATTGTTAAATGTAACAAGAAGTTGTGAGTATAATCACGAGAATGGCACACCAATATCCTCACCTGAAATAGACTCTCACTGTGGAGCTTGTTATTGGTGTGTTGAGCGATTAGTTACATACGACCGATTATAATTTTATAGGAAATATTATGGAAATGACAAGAAGAATTGCAGACCACACTAGGGGTAGCTGCAATATATGTGGACATCCGAGCCATTGTGGATTGCCACGTTATGAAGAATTTCGCAATTATGCGTGTGACGGCAGCAACATTACTAATATCAAAGTATGTAATGGTTGCTCATGCAAAGAATGCAGTAAGCCAGTTAAGAAGAAAACGGAATAAACAAATGTCAAATAATTTTAATTTTAGATTTCATCCAGGGCATGTGAATGAACTATTGCAGTGTGGAGAGCGATCTGCAGAAAGCTGGTTCGAAGCAATGAACAATATGTTTCCAAAATACGATATTATTACAGAGCATCGTGTAGCAGGGTTTATTGCCCAAACAGCTCATGAATCTAACAAATATAATGCTCTTACTGAAAACTTAAACTATAGTGCTGCAGCATTAGATAAAATCTTTGGAAAGTATTTTAAACGAGCAGGACGAGACGCAAAACAATATCACAGACAGCCAGAGAAGATTGCAAATGTAATTTATGCAAATCGTATGGATAACGGTGATACTGATAGTGGAGATGGCTGGCGCTTTAGAGGTGGCGGTATTCTACAATTAACAGGTCGTTACAATTATACTAAGTTTGGTAATAGTGTAGGATTGTCTGCTTTAGAAGCAACCAAGTATGTACGCACAAAGTTTGGTGCAATTGAGAGTGCTTGTTGGTTCTGGGAGTCAAATGATATTAATCGCTATTGTGATAATAATGATATTGTTGGAATGACTAAACGTATTAATGGTGGTACCATTGGACTAGAAGACAGAATACATCACTATGAGCATGCACTTGAAATACTTGGTGCACCAGTAGTTGAAAATGTAACACATAGAACACTTAAAATGGGCATGAGAGGTACTGATGTTTCTAAAATGCAAAGGGCTTTAGGTATACATGCTGATGGTGACTTTGGTCCTGGTACAGCAAAAGCAGTTAAACGTTGGCAAGCACAAAACGGTCTTACGGCAGATGGCATTGTTGGTAGACAGACATTATTAAGGCTATATAATTAATAAATACTGTATAGGAGATTTACAATGAGAGCTGAAGAAATATTATTAGAGTCAAGGGGCGTAACAGCTAGACTACCAGGAGAAACATACGTTGCTGATGGTAATCCAAGTGACATATTAACAATACAAAGTATTGATGTTCTTCCATCAGAAGGACAAGGCTCTGCTTATGAATCATTAGAGGACATGTTAGCTGCTTTAGATGCAGCACTTCCACAAGGCGCAGTAAAAATTGAAGACAATGCAACTAATACTGGCACCAAAGCCGTATTAATAGCAACAGTAAAGCGTGAAAGCGATGGACAAATTCAGCACCATGTGAGATACATAAAAGGTATTCCTCCAACTGGTATACATACATTGTGGAAAACAATTAAAGGTTATAAATTTTCAAAAGGTGCAGAACAAGAAAGTGTGCCTATTAAGCCAAGTGACTTAATTAAAGATGAAAATTATCGCAGTGCAGAGCAACTAGCTAATGATGTTGTAACAGGTACAAAGAAGTTAGTACAAGGTACTGGACATGATGAACTAGCCGTAGTAATGGAACAAGCAGTTAAAAATGCATTAGCAGGTACTAGCAATCCTATTCCAAATGCAGGTCAATATTTTAATGTATTACAAAAGTATGCAGGTGAGTATTTAGGACCAATTGCAATGATGAGTAATCCAAAGACTGTTGGTGGCGATACAGCTGAAATAATGAAAGCATTTGAAGTTAATAACTTTGCTGGATCAAGTTGTTCATTCCCACAAAACGTTTCAATGGAACTAATTGATAGTGTAATAAAATTAGCGCAAGGTCCTGAAATACAAGTAAGTAGTAAAATTAGTACAAGTGGCGGTGCAGCAAGTAGCCTTAGTGGAGTATACAAACAAATGACTCCTAAGATATCTGCTGAATACCCTGCAGGATCAGAGATAATCCAAATACTTGCAACAGAGAGTTCAGTTAATGGCCCGCTTAAAGTAGCACTAAAACTTGGTATAATTGATCAAGCTGATATACAAGCTCTGGCTGATCTAGATAAAGCAAGTAAAAATATTGCTGATTTAAAAACACAACGTATGCAAGAACTAACACAATCACAAGGTGTTGCAAAAGGTACACTAGAACGTCCAGACTATAGAGTATTTTATCATGCACTAACAGCAGTTATGAATCGAGTTATACCTCAAGTTAACCAATCTGATGAATTTAAAGCAGCAATGTTAGCAGTTTTAAACAATAACCAATATGTACAATTAGTTACCAAAGGTAAACAAGATAACAAAGGTAATGTAACTATGGAATACTATACTAAGTTTCCAGCAGTATATGCAGGTGCTCCAGCACTTGTTAATAAAACATATTTTGCAACCGGACAAAAAGGACGCATAGGCTTTAAACTAAAATGATCTGGGATACTATAGTAGACATGGCAACAAACAGATTATGGATCTGGACAGCACTAGCAGGAAGTATATTTGGCGCATTATTCATTTACTGGATAAAAGACACATACATTGCTTTTTGGTCAATAAATAAATGGCAAGCCACATTAGACTTTTTAGTCAATCGTTGGGGCTGGAACTGGTTTAAACATAATCCAGACGCATGGAAAGCAGCCAATCCAAAACTTACAAAAAAGATAGAAGAACTAGAAACTCGTATTAAAAAACTGGAAAATAAATGAACAAAGTATACTTATTATGCACTCGAGCAGCAATTATGGCAAGTGCAGGAACTTATGTAATAAACTCTAGTCCAGACTTTTATGGCATAGTACATAATAATCTATGGATGGAAGAAACAAGTGAAGACTTTGGCTTAGCCAAAATCATTAACGATTGGTGGAATGTAAGTGACAAATTCAAAAATACTGGGTACAATGCAGATTTTAGAAATAACAATACAATGGAAGAACAAGACTTGGTACGAGTATGTGAAGCCTGGAATAACATGGGTACTGGCAAGAATATATGCTTATTTACACATGCAACAAATGTAGAGGACATTGTAGAGATTAGAAATAGACTTGATTTACCTATGGTTGTCATAACTACATCAATGGGACAGCATAGTGATAAGTTTATTGATCCTATATTGCGGCGTGAATATAACCCGCTAATGAACGACTATGCTGGATTAGACGCTGCATGGGAGCATATATACAATCAATTAATCATACTAGATGAATTTTGGAAACGTCATGGCGACTTCAACATAACAATAAATGATTGGTTGAGTCATCCACAGGAGTTATATCACACCTTGGGCGTAGCATACAATCATAATGTTAATAAATGGACCGAGCAATTTGTACTATGGAACAACGCAGAGGATTTAGAAATGACCAGTATAATGTATTCTAAAACAGATGCTTACAAAGTACAACTTCTTACTTATTTGTTTAATACATACAGTCAAGACATAGAAAATACTTCTGATAAAATAAAATTTGCTAATATTCTTATGGAAGTATATAAAGAGAATGATTGGTTTGAGTTTGATGAATTCATGGATGCTGCATTTAAAAAGTTAGGATATAACTTGACTTCTATATAAGGACAGTGTATTATTAGTTATATTTTAATGGAGAATACACATGTCAACTTACTCAAGCACAGACGTTAATAAACTAAAACAAATCGTACAAGAAGGTACGCACGTAATGGAAGAAGTGGAAACACTTAAAGAAGGCCTACGTGATACAGTAAAAGCAATCTCAGAAGAACTAGGTATTAAACCATCAGTGCTAAACAAGGCGATTAGTATTGCACACAAAGCTAACTTTGGCGAGCATAAAGATGCTTTTGATGAGCTAGAAAATATATTAGCAGTAATTGGACGTACAGAATAAATGGTTACAGAAACTACCTATTGTGTATTAAATGTATGTTATAACATGCATTGGAGTGATTGGGTAGGGCAAATAGGTGTCCTATTATTAATGACGGCGTTCTTCTGTTTGCAAACAGGAAAGATAGACGCTAAAGGATTAGTATACAGTCTTGCAAATTTAGGTGTTGCAATCTTTTTAGGAATCAATTTATATTATAAACCAATACTTGCTAATATTATACTTGAGGCCTTCTGGGCAGTTATGAGTATATACGGAATTATCCGATGGTATAAAGGAAGAAAATGAGTTACGTAGATGCATATTTAGATAGAGAGCGTGATATAATCCACGCAGTAGAGAGAGTAAACGGAAAGAGAGTATTTCGTGAATTTCCTGCAAAGTATGTATTATATTATCCAGATGCACGTGGCAAGTATACAAGTATATTTGGCGACAGCCTGACACGAATAGTATGTAATAGTGGCAAAAAGTTTGCTACTGAGAAAAAGATAAATGCACACAAGACATTATTTGAGAGCGATACTAATCCAGTTTTTCGTTGTTTAGCAGAAAACTATGATCCCAATATTACTCCAGAACTTAATTTGTGTTTGTTTGATATTGAGACAGACTTTAATCCAGAGATAGGATATGCTCCTCCAGAAGATCCTTTTAACGCAGTTACAGCTATTGCACTTAACAATAGTTGGTTAGGCACCACAATATGTTTATCAATTAAGCCCAAAACATTAACTAAAGATCAAGCGCAAGAAATATGCAATAAGTTTGAAGATACATTTTTGTTTGATACTGAAAAAGAAATGTTAGAAACATTCTTAGAGCTAATTGACGAGGCAGATATCCTTAGTGGATGGAATAGTGAAGGCTTTGATATTCCATACTTAGTTAACAGAATTGCTCGTGTATTGAGTAAAAGTCACACTCGTAAGTTTTGTTTATGGGATAAAATGCCTAAGTCAAAAGCAGTATTAAAGTATGGCAAAGAAAATCCAACATTTGAACTAAGTGGACGTATACACCTAGATTACTTGGAATTGTATCGTAAGTATACATATCATGAAATGCACAGTTATTCTCTAGATGCTATTGGTGAATATGAACTTGATGAACGTAAAGTTGAATACGAAGGCACACTAGATCAGTTGTACAACAATGATTATGAAAAGTTTCTTGCATATTCAAGACAAGATGTTGACCTACTTGTACGTTTGGATAAGAAGTTACAGTTTATTGATTTGTCAAATGTACTTGCACATTCTAATACAGTGTTGTTACAAACAACAATGGGTGCGGTTGCGCAAACAGACCAAGCTATTATTAACGAAGCACATGAACGAGGACTTATTGTTCCTGATAAGAAACGTGGCGATGCGTTCCAGAAAGGTTATGAACGTAATGTTGCTGCGGCAGGCGCATATGTTGCGAATCCAGTAAAAGGACTACATGAATGGATTGGCAGTATTGACCTTAACTCACTGTATCCTAGTATTATCCGTAGCGGTAACATGAGTACTGAAACTATTGTTGGACAAGTTCGACATACAATTACTAGCCCAGGCATTGAAGAATACTTTTCCAAGTACAAAGATGGTCCAGTGCCTAAGTATTGGGAAGGTAAGTTTGCAACCGCAGAATATGAATTGGTAATGGAACAAGACAAAGTAGAAGTGTTAAAGCTGGACTTTGAAGATGGAACTAGTCTTGATGCAACTGGTGCAGAGATATATGAGATTATCTTTAACAGCGGGCAACCTTGGATTATTAGTGCTAATGGTACAATCTTTACATATGAGAAAAAAGGTGTTATTCCAGGCTTGCTAGAACGTTGGTATGCAGAACGTAAAGTACTACAAAAGAACGCACGTGATGCACGTGAAGAAGGTGGAGATAAATTTGACTATTGGGATAAGCGCCAGTTGGTTAAAAAGATTAACCTGAACAGTTTGTATGGTGCGTTACTTAATCCTGGCAGTAGGTTTAATGACCCACGTTTGGGGCAGAGTACAACACTAACAGGCAGATGCATTGCCAAACACATGGCAGCAGAACTTAATCAGATACTTGCTGGCAAGTATGATCATTTGGGAGAAGCCATTGTATATGGTGATACTGACTCCACATACTTTAGTGCATATCCAATTCTCAAAGATCAAATTGAAGCTGGAGAAGTTAACTGGAGTCGCGAAAATGTTATTGCGTATTATGATGCAGTGTGCGAGGAAGTGAACAAGACATTCCCAAGCTTTATGAACAGGGCGTTCCACACTACATTAGAACTAGGTGAAATTATTGCCGCAGGACGTGAAATGGTTGGCAGTTCTGGTATCTTTATTACTAAAAAGCGATATGCAATGTTAGTATTTGATGATGAAGGCAAGCGTGAAGATACAGATGGCAAAAAAGGCAAAATTAAAGCAATGGGGCTTGATCTAAAGCGTAGTGATACGCCAGCATTTATGCAGGAATTCCTCAAAGAAATACTATTAATGGTATTAACTTCAAAGCCTGAACGTGATGTTATTAATCGCATTATTGAATTCCGTACTGAGTTTAGAAAGAAGCCTGGTTGGGAAATGGGTACTCCTAAGCGTGTTAACAACTTGACAAATCACACAAAGATCTTTAAAAAGACAGGCAAGTGTGGTATTGGACACGCACTGGCAGCTATTAACTGGAATACACTACGTGAGCTAAATAGTGATGCACATAGTATGGAAATTACTGATGGTATGAAAACTATTGTTTGTAAGTTAAAAACAAATCCAATGAATATGAAAAGTGTAGGTTGTCCTACTGATGAGAAACGTATTCCAGATTGGTATAAAGATTTACCTTTTGATACACAAGACATGGAACACTCAATTATTAGTAAAAAGATTGAAAACTTAATTGGCGTATTGAACTGGGATTTAGAATCAAGTGCGGCGAAAAATACATTTGCTGACTTGTTTGAATTTTAACTTGACAGTATAGCTAATCTGTGTTACTATTATGTGTTGCATGTAATTACATGCACCGGGCCACATAAGTCCGCAAACATACAAAGGGAGAAAATTTATGGAAATTTTAAATAGAGTAAAAGAATGGGCTGGTAAACTAGCTGAAGTTGGCGTAAGTGTCGCTGCCCTAATGATTATCGTAGAAGTATTAGGATTTGAAGTACCATTCCTAAACACAACAGGTATTATTACAAATGTATCAGAGATTATTGGATCACTAGGCTCACAGGGTGTAGTAGGTTTAGTAGCTGTTTGGGTACTATATGAGATCTGGAACAGACGTTAATTCAATTTTGAATTAAACTATTTAATAACTTATTGAAAACGCAGGAAACTTTTCTTGCGTTTTTCATTGACAAGCAGAACGACTTCGTGTATATTAAGTGTATAAGTTAAACAAAACGAGGTAATAATATGTCAACTGATTTACGCAATGTACCAAACTTAAACACAACAACTGAATTAACTCAAACTCGTTTTTGGGGTGGTGTTGACCGCAAGCAGTGTTTGCAAGTTACACAGAAAAAGCCACGTGGCTTTGTTACTCCTACTACATCAGATGGCTTTTTTAACCACGTTGAATTAACACGTGAACAAGCTCGTGAATTGGCAGTTGAGTTGATGTTGTTTGCAGAAGGTCGTGAAGTAGAAGAGTTTGAAGGAGCATAATATGAATTTAATAGTATCACTATACCTATCAGTAATAGTAATTGCAACCGGAGAAGAACTGAAAGTTTTATCACAAATGAAATTTGACACAATTGAACAATGTGAATCGTTTGTGTTAAATCAAAGCAAAGGATATGATTATTTTCGTAATAATGAAGGCGCATTAGTGTTGACTGTTCCAGCTACTGGCAATATAATCACCGCTAAATGTTTTAGAAAAGGAAAATAGTATGTACACAGTTAAAACAAACACGTTCCCATCAGAAACTGTCGGAATTACTTCTCGTTTAGAAGATGCACTTGCTATGTGTACTACCGTCGGTAGCGAAGCAGGTAATCATGTAAGTAATATAAGAACACTTACTAGTTTTGATGAATATATTGATCAGCACAACGGTTATGCCTGTGTAAACGAATTATATGAAGACGATGAAGGCTTTAATAAAAATTCATATATGTATGGAAAAATTGTAGAAGCAAATGGTACAAAATTCATAAAAGATGTAGAAGACTTGGATGGATTATCAAGTAACGCATATGCTTCAAGGGAAGAAGCTTCTCGTGTATTTAAAGAAAAAATTGATATTATATAAAATTAGCTATTGACAATGTCAATACAATTAACTATATTAGCGTTAGTAAACGAAAGGAAACTATATTATGTCTAATGAAATTGAAATGCTTGAAACATTAAAGTCAGAATACTTGGGTATGGGCTTTAATGTTGAACTAACCAAATACCACGTGGCTGGTATTGCTGAAGGTCTTGATACTCATGAAACAATGAACTTTGTTGACTGGGAAGATGCTTGTGATTGGGGCAAACGTGCCACTGAAAACCCAGCTTGTCCTTTTGTTGTTGTGGAAATGAATAATCCAGTAACTGGCCAAACAGTGGAGTTTTAAAATGGATAATCAGCAAGAAAAAGAAAAGTTTTTAGATACACTCAAAGGACAACGATTTTATCGTTTTGTATTGTCTGGGTATGGTGGCGAGTCAGCTTATATCAATATTGATAATAAAGCATTTGAGTTCTGGAACGCCCATATTGAAAAGCATGAGTCAGACGCTGACCTAGTCAACTATATGACATGTGATGATTCAGAGGATTATGAGTTTAATGACCTTGAGCACGTTCCAGAAGAAGCAGATTTTTTATCCATTAAAGGTGAACAATATAAGTGGCAATGGTACGAAGCTGAAGGTGAATTTTTACATCAAATGGGTGTAGAGTACGACGGTGCATACATTACTGTAGAAGAAGTAGAAAGTGCCGATTATAATTCTAACACTATTGATATGTTAATAGAAGGTGAAAGCGTAAGCGCACTAAATGAACAAGTAGGTACTGAATCCAATTGGGAAACAGAAATAACTGACTGGGGAGAGCCAGACGGTATTGATGATCAAGGTGATTATGTTGCACAAATGTTTTCAAGTGAAAAAGGTATATTTATAGAAGGCACTATCACTACAGTTGGAGATTTTAATCCCAACAAGTTATCGATAAGGATTGACGAATATCCTAACGGAGATGAAGTTATTAATGGTCTTACATACAATGACATTGAATTAGAAAACGAAGGTGGCGACACTATTGGAAAAGGCTATTATGCCCAAATATGGAGTAATATACAATGACATATCCAGTAACATTATTTTTTGCCACATTGTGGTTAGTACTAGTAGTTTGTGTATTTAACCCTATAGTGGTTGGTGAATGGCAGGCCCAGCGTGACAACGCATATGATGCCACATTTGTAAATATATTACAAGGAGATCTTGAATGATTAATGAACTTAAAGATATTGAAATCCTAGAAAATGCAATTAGTGCATTTACTGAAGGTGCAACTGATGATAAACGCAATGCTATTGATAGCTTAGTATCAATGCTTGAACAAAAGCAAGCATTAGTTGAACAATTCGAAAACGAATACGAAAACGAACTATCAAAATAATTTATAACCTATTGAAAGCGAACGATTTATTAGTTCGCTTTTTTGTTGACATCTTGGTCTAGAACTGCTAGACAGTATGTATAGTAACAAAAAGGAAAACACGATGTTTAGAATCCCATCATTTTACGAAGACAAACCAAGTTTTGAAGATGCCTGGATCACAATGAAACAGCATGGTCGTGGCGATGTACTTGAAGGTATGAATGCTATGCAACGTGCATGGGAAGAACATTGTGCAACTCCTGGAGTACATTGTGACTTAGATGACGATGTGTTTTGGGATAATTACTCCATCGAAGCAAATGCTTACAATATAGTATTTACAAACATGTATAAACTTTTTGGAGAAGCAGCATAATGATAATTAATGATGATGACACAATTACTATTGTTGATTCTTCAGTGTGGGATGAAAGTATACTTTCCAACTGTAGTCCTACATATTCAATAGCCGAACCTGCAACTGAAATTGAAATACACCAAAGTAACGGCGAAACATTAAAGGTCGCCGCTACTATACGTCAACAAAAATATGAAATCGAAGCACTAACAGATATCATTAAAGAAATGGTAAAAACTAAAAACTTTGATGTAGAATTAGATATTGAAAAAAGAGTTGAACAAAAGAAGTTTCTTGACAAACTTGGAGAAAATCCAACATGAATTATATTGAAGTAATAGGCGGAACTACTAGTCAACGTAGCAAAGTACAGAGCATGGTTGAGTTTTGTATTAAAACCCTAATGCCACGTATGCAAACTTTGGAGATTACAATTAAATTGTGTACTCCTGAAGCAGAAGCAATGGGATACTGTTTGGAGCTAGATACTAAACGTGAGTTTGAAATTAAAGCAGATCGCAAGTTAAAATTACGAAAGCTTTTAGAGACAATTGCACACGAAATGGTTCATGTAAAACAGTATGCTCGCAGAGAATTGCATCCTTCAACTAATGCTTGGATGGGAAAAACTGTTAATCCAGAAAAAGTACTTTATTGGGACCTTCCTTGGGAAATAGAAGCACACGGTCGTGAAATAGGATTATTTGTACGTTGGTGTGAAGCAAACCAGTTAGGACATCTTAATTGGACACAGGAATCTTAAATTAATTTCTAACCCATTGAAAAACAACAAAACCTTTTTTTATTTTTGTTCTGTTTTTTATTGACTATCTGACCTAGAACTGCTAGAACATATATAGTAACAAAAAACGGAGATGCTAAATGACACAGATGTATAAAGTTTACCAAATTCAAATTGATGCTAACCTTAGTGAGCTTATTAACCGTGAAGGTTGGAACTGTCACGAGAAAGCAACTGCATATGCTGATGCAATGTGCGGTATGTTTGAAATGGCATTAGCTCGTTTTGATAGTGTATACACTCACGTTGCAGACGTAATTGCAGATGATTTAGATCACGTATTTGAAGTTGGCAACATTGGTCCAGCAGACCGCATTGTACGCAAAGACAAAATGACAAGTATTAGTGTTGGTAACATAATTGAAGATCAACAAGGCGTACGTCACATTGTTGCAAGCAATGGATTTGAACTAGTAGAGGAAACAGTATAATGAAAAGTATCTTTACAGGTTTAATTTTTGCATTAATGACATCAACTATCGCACATGCTGATTTTCCTTCAGTAAATAGTGATATGTTAACAATAAAAACATATGGCGAGGACGACTTACTTATATTTAAACCAGAAGAATACCCAGAAGTATATTGTTTGGCTCTAAACGTATATTACGAATCACGTGGTAGTAATTTAGCTGATCAGTATGCAGTAGCTGATGTAGTTTTAAATCGTACAAATGACAATCGTTGGCCTGATACTGTATGTGGTGTAGTAAAGCAAGGCAGAAAACATGCAAGTGGCCAGATGAAACGTAACCAGTGTCAGTTTAGCTGGTATTGTGATGGTAAGGCAGATAACCCGCAAGATGAGGACAGTTGGATACGTGCTCAGACAGTCGCATTTAAGATAGCGTACTATGGACAAATGCGTGGTATTTCAGAAGGTGCTAATCACTATCATGCATCATATGTGACGCCATCATGGGCTAAAAAATTACAGCTAGTAGGCCGTATTGGAGCTCACGTTTTTTACCGTTGGAACTAAAATGAACAAAGAACAAAGATATATTACTAGTGATTGGTTTTCAGACTTCCCTCTTGGGCAGGAGGCACCAGGCACACGTAACTGGCTAGATAATGCAGAGCGAAAACTAGGCGGTAAAGAAACCGCTGTTGAATATTACTTTAATGATTGGAGATATCGTGGAACTATTGAACCTGGATACAACACTAATGCTAGCTTTGGGTGTAGTCACACTCTTGGTTATGGTGTACAGACCCCCTACTCAGAAATAATTAGATATGCTAACATAGGTGTTAGTGGACTTAGTAATGATGCAATTGCCAGATTAGCATATGCATATTGTGAAAACTTTGATCCTAAATGTATTGTAGTAATGTGGACAATACCTCATCGTAGAGAATATATAAATGAAGAGGGACAAGTAGTAAAATTTAGATACGACAGGCATAATGAAAACAATATAAATCGTGAACTCATTTCATTACAAAATGATAAATGGGACGAATACAATTTACAAAAGAATAAACTTTTTCTAATTAACTATTGTATAAGCAAAGAGATACGTCTGTTGGAATATGACTTTACAGGAAATGATAAACAAGCACGTGATGGTATGCATCCAGGTCCTATATGGCATGCTAACATGGCTGCACAAATTCTTTTAGATATTGATGATGATTCAATTTGAAGATGATCCTCTTGTAATTTGGTTTAACCAACACCACGATATGGGCGGAAGTGTCTATTCGTCATACTTTGATTGGAATTCAATAAAGAGCCCACAAAATACAATTGTAAAAGTTTTAGAAGATTTTATTGCATTACCTCCTCATTCAATAAGCGAGTTTATTAATGCAGATATACTAGACAATGAAATGCCCGACAGAAACATCATGGAAGATGCTAGTAAAATAGCATACCTTTGTAATGAAATGATGTTCGATACTATAAAATTTCATCCACAAGCAATACATGAACCTTGGTATGATAGATATCGTATTCATCCAGGAAGTGGTAGACTGGCGGCACTGTGGCTATGTGGGTATGAGAATTTTAAAACAATATACACACATTTTGATGAACCTGGATTTATTGTACCTAAACGATCAATTCCAATTGAAGATGAATTGCAAATGCAGAGCAATATACTTTATTCCAAAGACGACTGGCTAACTGCTCATCCAGTGGAAGTAGAAACATACTATGCTTTCCCTGCAGAAACAAAAGATTACAATCATACAGTAAGTAAGGATTCTATCTGGAAGCCAGAAATGGTGGACACATTAATGCCTTGGGAATTTTTACGATATAGTGAAGGTAAAAATTTTATTAACATGTGGAAACCAGCATGGCGTAACGAAGTTGTTGACCTTTACAATGAAATGAAATATGGACATTTACAGCTTGGTGAAACTTTATTTGAATTTGGTTTAGATGGAAAAATAACAAACATTATCAGAAAGAACAAAAGTATTGACATTATTGATAGAACATAATATAATACATAAATACACAGTGGACTTATACGTCGACCCACTTTAAACACTCCGCCGTAACAATATAAATGGAGAGATAAAATGGCTTATTACAGCACAAAAACATATGGACATAATATTGGTTTAAGCGCAGTGTTTAGACAACCTCATGCAGATCACTCTCATTGTAAATTTTTACATGGGTATAGTTTAGGATTTAAATTTACGTTTGGATGTAGTGAACTGGATAATAAAAACTGGGCAGTAGATTTTGGTGGATTAAAGCCACTAAAGAAATGGTTAGAAGATCACTTTGATCATAAAGTAGTAATTGATCGTGAAGATCCATTCTTGTATAAGTTTGCGGAACTAGAGAACATGGGCCTAGCAGAAATTACAGTACTAGATGGTGTTGGCGCAGAAAAGTTTGCATATCATGCATGGAAGTTTGCAGACGCCCTTATACGTGAAGCTACTGACAATCGTTGTTGGTGTGAATCTGCAGAATGTAGTGAGCATGGAAGTAACAGTGCAATCTACACCCCTTTTACAGTACAAAAAACTATACTACAGGAATAACAATTTAAATGATAATTACAGTAATTGGATGTGGATTCGTAGGATCAACAGTAGCAAACTTCTTAGAGAAGAATGGTATTGATGTTGAGAGAGTTGATCCAAAATATTATGATACTACATTAGAGGAAGCACTACGTATATCAGACGGTGCAATCATGTGTTTGCCTACTCCAACAGTTAATGGAGTATGTGACGATAGTTATATTGCAGATGTATTTTCTGAAATAAATGAAAAAGATCTACATGTTCCAATTATGAATAAAAGCACAGTAACACCAGACATTATCAAAAACTGGCCTGAGTATGTACTATATAATCCAGAGTTTTTACGTGAGGCAACTGCTGAAGAAGACTTTGAAAATCAACACACATTTATAATGGGTGCAACAGACACATTTGATGGGAAAAATACTGTTAAGTTTTGGAAACAGATATTTGAACCATTGTTGCCTAATTGTGAATTTATAGTAACAGATAGATCAACAGCAAGCATGACCAAGTATGCACACAATGCGTTCTTGGCAACCAAAGTAGCATTTTTCCATGAGCTAGTTATTAAGAACATAGATGTAGAGGTTAAAGAAGAACAGTTCAACTATGATGAACTTACTCATCTACTTGGAAGATTTGACACCATTGGTAATAATCATATGAAAGCACCAAACGCAGAAGGCAGGTTTGGATTTGGTGGTAACTGTTTTCCCAAAGATGTTGCCGCACTAACAAACTATTATCAGAAGCACGGAACTCCTGCTACAATATTAGAACAGGTCACGGAAACAAACAATATGTTAAAAAAAGAAAATAGATTAAATTATAATAGTAATTTTCCAAAAGTACCTTATATGGTTTGTATTGGCACAAGTCACACATATGGCGAATGCAATGGTGTTCGTACTCCTTACACATTTAACAATATTATTGGTGAGAAACTAGGATTAGAAGTTGTTAATGTTGGGCTAAGTGGTGCAATGTCTAATGAAATTATGCAACTAGTAAATGAGCTAGACTACAAGGGCGTATTTGGTGATAATTGTAAATTTGTAATGTTAGAGCCACGTGTAACAGATAACTCGTATAAAATGTATTATGAACAAATGATAGATTGGCTAGATATACGATCCAAAGCAAAAGAGGATAGCCTTTTAGATATACCATTGTTAGAAAGATCAGCACTAGGTCCTGACAGAACGTGGGATAACGGAAAAATAAGATTTAATCAGACTCTTAACGATATGTTATATTTAACAGGGCAACAGAATAGTCTAAACAAAGAGCATATAGAGATGAACGGGCAAGCATCGCTAGAAGAGTTTTATATGTCAGTACCTTCAAGTGAAATTGATGCAGCATTTAATGCCGCAGAATATCAATTAGCATTTCAAAATAAAACAATGGCTGTGGCATTTGAAGATATGCAAATTGTTGATATGATTAAAAATATGATATGCTCTAAAAATATTCCTTTTGCATGGACTTTGATTGATAGTAGATATCAATATTTGGAAGAATTAAAAGAAATATTTAATAATAAATCAGATGTATTTGATTATATGTTACTTGGAGAATCAGTTAACCATGCAATACAAACTAATTTAGAAGCAGAACAAGATACAAGAACATTACGAGATTTGCAATGTGAATGTCATCATTATAACTCTGATGGACACCAGTATACAGCAAAACTATTATATCCACTTGTAGACGCAGTAATAAAAAACACGAAATGAGAAATAAAAAATGAGCGCAGTAAATGACGAAATCATTGAAAATTTAAAAGAAGTACATGATCCTGAAATTAGTATAAACGTATATGATTTGGGCTTGATATACGAAATAAATATAAACGATTCACATGTAGATATTGTAATGACATTAACAAGTGCGTTTTGTCCAGCAGCAGATGAAATTATTGCTGATGTACACGAAGCAGTCACTAATGCAGATACGATTGAAACTTGTGATGTAAAAGTTACATTTGACCCAGCATTTACTCCAGACATGATGAGTGACGAGGCTAAAATGATTTTAGGAGTATGGGAATGACTTATCTAGTTAACGATCTTTGCATTAATTGCAAACATATGGATTGTGTAGAAGTATGTCCAGTGGACTGCTTTTATGAAGGAGAAAATACACTGGTTATTAATCCGGTCGAATGTATTGATTGTGGTGTATGTGAACCAGAGTGCCCTGCTGATGCTATTGTTGCAGATACAGAGTATGAGGGAGAAGAGTTGAAATTTTGGATGGATATTAATCAAAAGTATTCAGATATATGGCCCAACATTACGATTGCTAGGCCAGACGACACTCCAACGGATGCTGAAGAATGGCATGGCGTTGAAGGAAAAATTAAATATTTTAAAGAAGCACCAGGAAAGGGTGATTAAATGATTACAAGTTTTGTATACGTAGGGCGTGAAGCTTTAGAGATGATGTTTTTAACATTGATGGTAATGACAGCTATTACAGCATCATGGCGAGTTTATGGCTCAGCTATTGTTGGTGTATTATCAGGTATTGTAGTAGGCTACTACGCAGGAGAACTACTAGAACCATATGAAGTAGTAATGTATGCATTGCTAAGTGCATTGATGTTTTGGTTGTTCTTTACAAGTAAAGGAATGGCAGAACATATCAAGAGTCATGTAGATGCAATTGCAACTCGACAAACAGGTGTTATTGCAGGCTTATTTGCAATTTGGTTTATATATGCACGTGAAAGTATGGAAATCTTTGTATTCATGTTCCAAGCAGTAAACAATAATCCAAATAGTTGGTTAGGCGCCGCAGTATCAGCAGCATTAGTATTTGGTAGTTTTCCAATTATCCGCAAGCATGTACAGCCAGCAACCTTATTTACAATAACACGCTATGCATTCCTAGTATTTGGACTATGGTTTGGATATGAAGCGTGGGAACATTTAGAAGGTCACTAAATGGCAGTTAAAGTATTCTTTATTGCACACATCAAGGATTTTAATGACGAATACCGAGAGTATGTAAACAAAGTAAGAGACCTGGGTGAACAACACCCGGGTTTTATCAGCCTAGAAAGTGAAGAAATTGGCGAAATTGAAATTACTATTAGCACATGGCGTAGTAGAGAAGATGTTGCTGATTGGGCGAAAGACCCAACCCATATGAGTGCTAAAGCTAAATGGCGTGAATGGTATCATTGGGTAAAAGGAATACACGTGGATGTAGTAGATGAATCCTAGTAGTATATAAATAAAAAGGAGAAGACATTATGGCCATGAATCATCAGCCAAAGCCTAAAAGTCCAGATGCAGACTTAATTGCAGAATTTCTTAAAAAAGGCGGAAAAATTACTAAATGTAAAACAAAGCCAATGCCTGATGAACTTGGAATTAGTAATGTATCTTGGGGTAAAAAATTAACTAAAGTGGAAAAAGATGCAAAGCATTTACCACTAGACAATAACAAAGACAAATGAACGTGCAAAATAATCATACATGGCCATCATGTGTTGGACTAACTTGGCAAGGTGGGAATTGGTTAAATGCAACAAACAGAACAGAAGTATGGACTGATTTATCAAGTAGGAAGTGGCCTTTACACTTGAGATATCTTCCTACTAAATGGGTAACTTGGGACACTAATGGAGCAAGATTGAAAATTTTTAAAAGGAACAAAAAAAATGAATTCAGAAAATATTAAAGGAATAGTAGTATTAATTATGGCAGTAGGACTAATGGGCCTGCTAGGTATTATAATTATAGACGAGTTTGCAATGGCATCAGAACATGATGCAGATTTAGATCAAAACATCATAGAATTACTACAAATGAGTATTACAGGTGTAATTGGTATTGTTGCTGGGTATGTTGGTGCAAAAGGCAGTTCGTGTAACTGTAAAAAGTAAAAACTATGAAAACTCCATCTGATACATTTTGTGTTTTACCTTGGATGCATTTGGCAACAAGTGCTGGAGGAGAATTAAGGGTGTGTTGTAATAGCACCCCCAATCAAAATTTTATTAATAAAGCAGATGGAACAGCATATACTGTTTACAATGATGATATCCAAGAAGCATGGAATAGCCAAGTTTATACTGGTATAAGAAAGCAATTTTTAGATGGCGAACAGCCAGATATGTGTACTCGATGTTTTCGTGAAGAAGCATCTGGAGTTAAAAGTGCTAGAATACGTTCCAATGATAAATGGATGTTGCCTGATGCAAAGTATGAACAAGATGCAGATTTTAATATTAGGTATGTTGATATTAGACTGGGCAATCTATGTAACCTTAAATGCCGCATGTGCAATCCTTGGGCAAGTAACCAGTGGATTAAAGAATGGACACTTATACGTCCAAATGAAACAACTGAAGAAGTTCAGCATTTAAGTAAACTAACCTGGCCTGAACATGAAAAAACTTGGGATAACTTGTTTAGTATTGTTGATAGCGTAGAGCAGATATACCTCACAGGTGGCGAGCCAACTATTATAATGGAACAGTTAAAGCTACTGGACTATTGTATAGATAATGGTTATGCCAAGAACATTGAGCTAAAATACAACACCAATTTAACAAACATTCCAGCTAAGTTAATTGACAGATGGAAAGAGTTTAAAATTATTAAATTGCAATGTAGTATTGATGCAGTGGGAGAGTTAGATCGTTATATAAGGTATCCAAGTAACTGGAACAAGATACAAGAAAACTTTGATATAATACAAAGTCTAGATAACAAATATATTGAGATACATAATACCGTACAGATGTATAATATACTTAGATTACCTGAATTCATACGATGGGCAGAGGATACTGGAAATAACATATATTTTAACATTTTAAACCATCCAAAGGAATTAAATATCAGGGTATTACCAAAATCTTTAAAGGAATTAGCTAAAAAGCAACTCCAGCCATATACACATATTGATAAAGTACAAGGCATTATTGATTATATGATGGAAGAAGATTGGAGTGATTACTACGATGATTTTTTAAAGTATACATATGCATTAGATATGAATAGAAATGAAAACTTGTATGATTTAATACCAGAGTTTAAAATTAGTAACAGAGACAATTTATGAAACATTACTTGTCTACACCTGTAACACTACAAATGGAAATTAGTAGTATGTGTAATGCATTATGTCTTGGTTGTGCTAGAACAGATACCGCTAATTATAACACTAAGCGGCCTAATATACCAAAAAAGCAGTTTATTGATCTTGATACAATACGAAAGATATTTCAAGGTTTTACTACTGTAACTGAATTAGACTTTTGTGGTACTGTAGATGATCCATTTATGCATCCGTATTTTAATCAAGTGCTGGAAATTGCACTTGATTGTGGAATAAAAAGAGTAATAATACATACAAATGGTGGAGCTAGACAGCCAGAATATTTTAGAGAAACATCACGCATATTACAACAATTTGAAAGTGCCGTAATAAGATTTAATATAGACGGACTTTCTGATACTAACCACTTATACAGGCAGAATACAAAATACAAAAGAATTATAGAAAATGCTACTGCATTTATACAAGAAGGTGGTCAAGCAGAATGGCAATTTTTAGTATTTCCGTGGAACAAGCATCAATTACAAGAAGCAGAAGATTTAGCCAACTCTATGGGATTTGATAAGTTTCAGTATAGAGTGGATCGTAGTAATGCTAGTGAAATTGGACTTGATAAAATAAACCTTGCAAAGACTGGAACCAAAATGGAGGCCTATCATTTTACACCTGAACGTTTAATGGAAAAAACTAGAGAGTTCGAAGATAATGAAATATCATGCCACTTCAGTGAAGATAAGATGTACTTTATAGACTTTAATGCTAGACTATGGCCATGTTGTTTTTTGCGTAACCAGGATTTTTTTGGAGATGGAGTAAATCATGGAGTTATTGTAAATAATAATATGTACAAAGTCTATGATGATCCTGATTGGAATAGATTGGATATAAACTCAGTAACAGATGTTCTTAATCATCCATTTTATGCTAATGATTTAATAGAAAGTTTTGATGCAAAATACGGATTAGGAAGAGCAAAGAAAATAACAAAGTGCGCAATGACTTGTGGTAAAAAAGCAAGAGCTAGAGATAAAGATCATCACATGTGGAAAGAAGAAAGAGAAAATGAAAATTAGTAAATTTATTAGAACTGTACCAGATTACCCAGTACTAGGAGTTAACTTTTATGATATGAATAGTTTGTTTAGTAGTAATGTATGGCCAGATGTGGTTAAGGATATGGCAGACAGTATTACTTTAAATGGAGAGTTTGATTACCCAACACATATTATTGGTATTGAAAGCAGAGGATTTGTTATTGGAGCTGCATTAGCACAGGAACTAAACATTCCATTTACTATGGTTAGAAAAGATGGGGCTAAATACCCAGGTAAGTTACTAAAAGAAACATACGAACTTGAATATGGAAGTGATACACTGACATTACAAGAAGGTATACTTGGTCACACTAGTAGAGTTATTATTGCAGACGATTTAGTAGCAACAGGCGGCAGTATGATGGCCACCAAACGACTAGTAGAGAAAACAGGTGCTACTGCATTAGGCGGAGTTACTATCGTAAACTTAAAATATTTAAACAATAATATGGAAAGATTTCCAATAATAACAACATATGAGGTGACAGAATGATTACAATAACAGAAAAAGCAGCAGAACATTTAAGAAACATTAGTGAAGCAAACGATGGGAAATTTCCAAAACTAGCAGTTAAAGGCGGCGGTTGTGCTGGATTTAGTTACGATTGGTCACTAGTATCTACGGATCAAATAGACGATATGAGTGATGAAGTAATTGCATTGCCTGATGGTGGTAATATGGTTGTTGATGGTATGAGCGTTATGTACTTGTTTGGTACTCAATTAGAACTCAATACTTCATTATTTGGTACTACATTGGAAATAGTTAACCCGTCAGCACAAAGTTCATGTGGTTGCGGAGAAAGTATCAACTTTGATATGGACGCAGTTGCAGAAAACTACGATAAATTTAATTTGCCAGAATAATTTGTAAAGAATTATATTGACTTGTATACAAGAATAGCATATAATATTAAAACAAACTAAAGGACAATACAATAATGACTAACGTATTTGAAGACGTAAATAAATTTGGTACAGCATGTGATCAACCTGCGAGTGAAGCAAACTATAAAATGTATCTTGATCTAATCCGTGAAGAAACGGATGAACTAGAAGAAGCTATCCAAGACGAAGACAAAGTAGAACAACTAGACGCACTAGTTGACATTCTAGTTGTAACTGTAGGTGCTATTCGTGCCGCAGGATGGGATGGCGAAGCTGCATGGCGTGAAGTAATGAACACTAACTTTGCAAAGATTGACGCAGACACAGGCAAAGTACGCAAGCGTGAAGATGGTAAAGTGCTAAAGCCAGAAGGTTGGAAAGCACCAGAACTAGAACAGTTTGTTAAGTAATGCTATCACATAAAGATAAAGCTCTTGAAGATATGGACTTCTTTGAATCAACAGAATTTGAGAAATTCATGCTTAAAAAAGTGCTAGCTGCAAGCAAGGCTGGTATGACAGATAGAGTAATTGAACAATTACAATTCTTCCTTAGTCTTATTAGGGAACAAAAGAAAACAGCACAAGAATTAGGGCGTACTAATTTTAATGATGGTGTAACTGTAAACTTAGGTGGTGAGGATATTCCAGAACCAACTGACGAAGACGAAGAGACGAATGACTAAAATGAACGCAAATAATCAAATGGTAATAGGTGAGCAAGATATTGTACATGGATGGCTTACCGGACGTGCAATTTCACATGCGACTGTGGAAGATATTACACCTATAAATATATACAATGAATGGTGCAATACATTTGATTTACAAGATACAATTATTCCTACATTAGAAAATAACAATGCTGACTACGTTAACAATGCTATTGCTAACTGGAATATGCCACAAGAATACAAAGATATAAATATCGTTGAATACTTGTTGGAAAAAACGACTAACAAACAGCAACATGATCGTGTTGTTATGGAACTTGAACTATTCCTTGATAGAGGAATGGAACCAGTACTAAAATTTCTAATATACCTAGTAAACATATGTCAACAAAATGATGTAGTATTGGGCGTTGGACGTGGAAGTAGTGTTGCAAGCTATTGCTTATATCTTATAGGTATACATTGTATAGATAGTATAAAGTATGAACTAGATATAAAAGAGTTCTTAAAATAATTACAAGGAGATTTTAAAATGAAATCAATTAAAACAGCAAGGGGTCAAACACTTGATATGAGTGCATTGGCAGCTAAGAATGAAAAAACACGTGCAATCAGTAATGTGCCAGTTAACGCACGTGGTGATATTATTGATAACCGTGGAGAAGTCAAAGTATCAAAAGAAGAATTATCAGCAGAGTTTTATAAAAATCACGTACCAGGAGCAGATGTAAAATCTGTACCAGTATCTGAAGAACCAACAACAAGTAAAACTAAAGCAAAGAAATCTACTCCAGCAGAGCCTCTTGAAATTAACAGAACTGCTAAAACACGCAGTGATGGCTCAACATATATTGAAGTTGAATACGACGATGGCAGTATGCAAGAGCTAGATATGGAATCAGATGAAGGAAATTCACTATGACTGAAATAACCGCACTAAGAGGTAAGATATTAGCAGAACTGGTGGAACCACCAAATGGACATCGCACACTCGCAAGTGGACTTATTTTAAAAGATGAAGACAAAGCACACACTGGCATTAGACCAAGATGGTTTAAAATTTATAGCGTGGGTACTGATATTGATTGGGTTAAACCAGGACAATTTGTATTCGTAGCACATGGACGCTGGAGTAATGGTGTTAAGTTAGATGATAATACTAAAATTTATCAACTAGATAATGAAGAATGCTTAATGATTAGCGACACTAACCCAGTAACAGAAACAATTGGATAATAAAATGAAAAACAATGCAGACCAAATAAAAGAAGCACTTTCCATTGCAATGGATATTGTAGATAATTCAAACTTAACATCAGCAGCGGCACCAAGTGGCCCACCAAAACAACCAGGAATGGTTATGTGGGAGGCTGGTATTTACTACATGAGTGACGCATTCACTGATGCTTCTTGTAAACCAATTGTAAATTGGATTATTGAAAAGAACTTACTACCAGATAGCGAACGTCCTGAAAAACTAACATTGGTTATTAACAGTCCAGGTGGCAGTGTACATGCTGCATTTGCTCTTATTGACACAATAAAAGGTTCAGCTATTCCTGTACACACAGTAGGGCTAGGAATGATTGCAAGTTGTGGTATTTTAACATTTATGGCAGGTGCAAAAGGTCATCGTACACTTACTCCTAACACAAGTATTTTGTCACACCAATATTCATGGGGTTCAGGCGGTAAAGAACACGAACTATTTGCTCGTGTTAGAGAGTTTGAACTATCATCAGCTCGTATGTTAGAACACTATAAGAAATGTACTGGATTATCAGAAAAGAAGATTCGTGATATCTTATTGCCAGCAGAAGATGTATGGCTAACTGCTGAAGAAGCAGTCAAATATGGTATAGCAGATAAGATTACGGAAACTTACTAAATGACTAAAAAGCCTCAGACAGAAAAACCTCCATTCTTAGGTAAAAAAGAGATGGAAAATGTGTTGTCTGAGGCAGGCATTCCAAACCCGCATACTTTTTGTTTAGCTCCTTATATGAATGGAGATCTAGATCAAGATGGCACAGTATATACGTGCTATCGTGGTAAAACAGAACTTGGTAATTGGAAAGAGGATCCTTTTTCTGAGTCATTTAACGGTGGCCCAATGAAAAATGTACGCCAACAATTATGGGATGGCGAAATTATAAAAAACTGTGAAAGTTGCCAGGAAGCTGAAGCAAATAACAGTATTAGTCCTAGGATTAACTTTTTTAATCGTTTATATATTCCAGAACCTTGGGAAGATACATCTACTTTTTATGACATACTACCAGACTTACTTGAACAGATATCTGAAGATCCACAACATGGAAATATATCAGATATTCAACGCACAGAAATAAGGCCTAGTAGTCTTTGCAACCAGAGGTGCATGCATTGTAACCCAGAATCCAGCACCAAGTGGATCGAAGCTTTGTCTAAAAAAGAAAACCATGATCAAGTAATAAATCAAGTGGAAATACACACTGAAGAAGACCATCAAAGATCTGTACTAGGGCTAATGAAAGGTGGCGGAATAGTTATACCTCATGACCAACTTTCTAAATTTTATAAAGGCTCATTAACAAGTGCATCTAAGTATGAGGATGAAGTTGTATCTGTATTAAACTCAAGTAACGAGATAGCATTTACTGGTGGTGAGCCACTTATGAATCCTGAACATGAAAGCCAACTTGATTACATTGTTAATGTATCTAAGACAGCTGGTACTAAGACACTATCATATAATACTAATTTAAATGTAAAAGATATTAGCAGATATTTTAAGTATTGGCAAAAGTTTCAAGTTATGAATTTAAGAATAAGTATTGATAGTGATCTTGCTGGATATGAATATTTTAGAACATATGGTAATATGGAAGTGCTTAAAGAAAACTTAAAACTTGTAAAAGAACAACAAAAAATACACCCTGGACATTTTATTTTAAGTGGTACAGTTACATTTGGTATGCTAAGTGCATTGCGTTGGAAACAAATTATAGCTGATTGGACAGAGTATGGTTTGGAATTTCACACCAGCCTAATACTTAAACACCCAATTAGTGTAAAATGGCTACCAAAGCCTCTGGCAGACAAAGCACTTGAAGAGATGCAATGGTGTCTAGATAATCTAGATACATTTGGTGATATTAGTAAAAGACAGAAAAAGAAAATAGTGCATCATACTAAAGATTGTATGGCATACATAAGTGGATTCAACAATCAATTTGATATGATGCCACCACGTACTAGAGAATATATATTGTTTGCTGACCGGTCAAGCGGCAACAATTATAAAGATTATTATCCAGAATTAATTCCATTTATGGAATAGTTACTTGACTTTTCAACAACAATACATTATAATAAAAGCATAAATCAAAGAATAGGAATAATTTGAATATGAAGATTATCGCAGGAAACAGTAACACTGGTCTCGCCCAGCAGATTGCAGATCATTGTTTTGCTACACTTGTACCAGCAGACATTAAAGCATTTGCTGATGGTGAGAGTAGTGTAGAATTTTTAGAAAACATACGTGGTGAAGATGTTTTTATAATCCAAAGTACAAGTACACCAGTAAACGATAATTTAATGGAATTAATGGTTATGATTGATGCTGCCAAACGTAGTAGTGCTAAACGTATTACCGCAGTGATTCCATATTTTGGTTATGCAAGACAAGATCGTAAGAGTGCAAGTCGTACACCAATTACTGCAAAACTGGTGGCAGATTTGTTAACAACCGCAGGTGCTAATAGAGTACTTACAATGGACTTACACGCAGGACAGATACAGGGCTTCTTTGATATTCCAGTGGACGATTTAACAAGCCGTATTGCATTTGCCAAGGATATTCAAAAGAATGTTGACACAACAGTAGGCACAGTATTTGTTTCACCAGACGCAGGTGGTACAGTACGAGCTCGTAAGTTTGCTGATATGTTTAATGGCGACATTGCTATTGTAGACAAGCGCCGCCCACGTGCAGGTGAAAGTGAAGTAATGGGACTTATTGGTGACGTTAAAGGACAGCATGCTATCCTAGTAGACGACATTATCGACAGCGGCGGTACATTGTGCAACGCCGCACAAGCAATTATGAACGCAGGTGCATTAAGTGTTAGAGCTTATATTACACATGGTGTATTAACTGGCAAGGCATGTCAGAAAGTAGAAGCTAGTGTACTAGAAGAACTTGTAATCACTGATAGTATTAATTTTAGGTGCCCTGCAAACCATGTAAAAACACGTGTGGTAAGTGTAAGCCAAATGTTTGGTGAAGCTATTCGACGTGTAACTAACGAAGAGTCAGTAAGTAGTCTCTTCACACAGAAATTATAGGATATTAAAATGGCAACAGGTAAAAATAGTAAAAAGTCTAATAAGCTACACAACATGTTTAATAAAAATCAACAACAAACTACACGGCGTAGTGAAATTGTAGAACAATCGCATTATGTTGTAAAAATGTTTATTGGTGATACACTGGTAGAAGAACGACCAATTATTGGACACAGTAAAAGTTATGCTGAGGATTGTGCTGAAAACTGGGATAACGGAATTATTGACTTATCAAATTAATAGTGTATAATACTAACAAAAGCGGAGAAAAATAATGGCTAAAGACTTATGGGTAGAGAAATATCGTCCTACTGACATCAGCACATATGTATTTAAAGATGATTCACAACGTGCGCAAGTACAAAACTGGATTACAGATGGAGGTATTCCGCATCTATTGTTTAGTGGATCTCCAGGTACTGGAAAAACTACACTAGCAAAAGTACTAATACAAGAACTAGGCGTAGAAAAAGCTGATGTAATGTACATCAACGCCAGTAGAGATAATGGTGTAGAGTTAATTCGTAAACGTATTACTGCTTTTAGTGAAACAATGCCCTGGGGCGAGTTTAAAGTTATCCTACTTGACGAGGCTGATCACATCAGTCCAGAAGGACAAGCGGCATTACGTGGTGTAATGGAACAGTATCATGCAAGTGTAAGATTTATACTAACATGTAACTATCCTAATATGATTATTCCTGCTTTACACAGTAGATGCCAAGGCTTTCATATCGAACAATTAGATCAAGTAGACTTTACAGTACGTGTTGCTGAAATTTTAGCAGACAACGAAGTGCTATTTGATATGGATACCTTAGACGCAATGGTACGTGCAAACTATCCAGATCTACGTAAAACTATTAATACAGTACAAATGACTATTGTAGATAATAAGTTAATGTTACCTGATGGTGGCGGCAATACTAGCGAGTGGCGCATGGAAATGGTAAGTTTATTCAAGGCTGGTAAAATTGCTGATGCCAGAAAGCTTATTGTAAAAACAGCTCGTGCTGATGAATATAATGACATTTATACTTGGCTATATCAAAACTTAGACTTATACGCAAAGGATGATTTCCAATACGACAGTTGTGTACTAGCAATACGTGAAGGGCTTATTAAGCACACGCAAGTAGCAGACCCAGAGATTAATTTAAGTGCTACAATGATTGAAATTGCTAGAGTATTTGATGAAGCCAAGTAACTTAATACTAAATGTAACTTATTGGCAGGATAGTCCACAATTTAGTGGTATATTGAATCACTTATTAGGGTATAGTCCAGACATGGGTATTATACCTTCTAAGCCATATCTAATGCATGATACCACTTATGAATCATGCTATTTTCATAATGCAAAATCTGGAAAAAAAGCTAACTTTAGATCACTCTATAATATTGTTAGCGCAGTTAACGAGAGTGCCAACCCCCAAGAAGAAATAATAACACAATTAAGCAAATACAACGACTTTAAAGGTACGCCTGTATTTGAAAGTGACTATAAGTTTGTTTTACCACGCAGTGTTAATTACAAGCCGTTTTGTGATGGCCCGCACACACTAATTAATGGTGATTATACATCAGCTGGTTATATTGGATTGATGGAACATACTATTAATTGCAGAAGTTGGATGCAAGATATATTTAATAATCAGACTAGTTTAGATTCTTTTGATACTGTTCTTAATGAGGACCTTGGAGATGATTATTTTGATTTAAGAGATAGCGCAAACTATTGTAAAACAATTTTAGAGCATATAATTAAAATTAAAAATGAAAGTATTGATATAAGTGATGCATACGAATACTTTTTTGACAAACCAATAGCAGTTGTTAAATCAGCAATTGATTATGGTATGGAATATGTCATGAATAACGGCTATGATGTCTACAAGGAGTTAATGACTAAAAAGTATGTAAATGAAACACGTCATAAACTTAATACCACTAGTATAAAACTAAAAACACTTATGCTACCTGTGCCAGATATAAGTTATATCGCATATGAGAAATTATATGATACATGTGGAATTGCAAAGAATGATGAAGCATTTCACAAGTGGCACAACTACATATTTCAAGGTGACAAATTTAAAGAAGAAGAGAGTGTGGAAGCTCTTGTTAATATTATTTCCAAAACTTTTACAGGCAAGGCATATCGAAAAGATTCATGGACCATGACTATGGCGGCAATATTGGAAGTAGCATTAGAAGAAAAGCAAGGAATACAAAATGGATTGCAGACATATCCAAAATATGCGTGTTGACAATTGTCCAGATGCAACTGTATTCTATGTATCAGGAACTGGGCGGGAAATACTAAATGCTTTGGAACCATTTCCAACAGGAGACTGTATCGTACAAAGAAATATTAAAGAAGAAACAGCTAGAGAATTTTTAAAAAATAATCCAGTTGACTATTTTCATTTATATGTTCTGTTTGATAAAGATCCTGATCAAGCTATGCTGTTTAAACTCACATATGAGTAGGACCGCATAAATAGACATATAACAACTCGATTGGATTACATTATGAGAATACGGTTTATGATATGGTGGCTGGTTACAGTTACTCAACTAGTACTAATAGGAACAGCAATTAACTATGGTGCTATAGATTTTTTACTGACAGCAGACGTAACAAGACTTAGCTTTGTAATTGTCGCAATGTGGTTTGTAGCCACAGGATTAATTGGATACATTTCATTTTACAGAAAAGGAAATTATGACCTAACTTGGTTTATGGCAGAAACTGCAATGAGCGTAGGTATGGTTGGAACATTAATAGGATTTATGCTAATGCTTAGTGGCAGTTTAGCTGATATTGATCCAGGTAATATTGATGGTATGAAAACAGTTATAGCAGATATGGCAAATGGTATGAGTACCGCACTAGTTACTACATTATGCGGATTAATTACTAGTATCGCTATTAAAATACAAATAGTTTCACAAGAATACGGAAGATAAAATGAAGAGAATGAGAGACCAAAGCAGTAGTATGGCATTTAATGACATGCTATTTAACATTTTAATTGGATTTGTTATGCTTTTTATTATTGCCTTTCTATTAATTAACCCTATTACTAAAAAAGCTGATGTTCCTACAAAAGCTGAAGTTTTAGTAATGTTAGAATGGGATTCAGAAAGTAAATCAGACATGGATCTTTGGCTGATGCGTGAAGGCGGACGTCCAATTGGATTTACTAATAGAGAAGCAGATAATTGGTTTTTAGACAAAGATGATTTGGGAATGTCTAATGATGCAATTAGCATTGATGGTGTTTCTACAATTATAAAAGTTAATCACGAAACTATTAGCATGCGTGGCATACTGCCAGGAATATACTATATTGCCGTACATAGTTATAGCCTACAAGAAGAAGCAGTTGGCATGACACTTACAGTTTTAGATGTTAATCCATATAAAGAAGCATATGCTATAAAAAAATACTCAGGAACAAAGAAAGCAATTACAAGATTTCCAGCTATTGAAATAGATAGAGAAGGAAGAATTATTCGTGTGTTCAAACACAATAAACGGGTTGTACCAGTGCGTGGCTCAGCCGCCGCATTATAATAGGAAAATACTATGTTTTATATAGCAGCAACATTATTATTCACACTTGCATTAGTAAGTATATACGCATTAATTATATCTAGAAGGAAACCAGTAATTGTATTTTTACTAACTCCATTATTATTAACTGCTAGCATCTATGCTGGATGGGCAATTTATACATTAGTTGGATCTCCTATTGATGGCTTTCCAGACGGACACGTGGAAATATTACATGTAGAACCTGCAAGACCTCACATATACTTTTTAGTATTATCATTAGAAGAAGAAGATCCAGGTCACCCAAAATATCATCGTGTTGATTATACTGAAAACAATAGAAGAACTATGATGGAATTGCAACAGCGTGGTGAACGTGGATTGTCAACACAAGGCCAGTTTAAACCAAAAGGTGGAGAAACAAATGGCGGTGAGAAAAACGAACAACAGTTTATCTTGGATGGTCAAGACGGTCCAATGAAAGTATCAGCCGCTAAAAAGGCAGATAATCAATATGTACCACTATCAATACGAGAAATGCAAAGAGCAGAACGTCGTCGTGAACTTGCTCGTGACACTAATCCTGAAGTATTGCGTAATACAGGTCCACATCCAGAATGATTAAATTTTTAGCTAAACTATTTAAAACTCCTAAAAATAATAGCAAAATACAAGTTTCATATATAGGCGTAGGGCGTGGCGGACAACCTTTAATATATAAAGTTTAAATTATTTTATAACCTATTGAAAGCGAACGATTTATTAGTTCGCTTTTTTGTTGACATCTTGGTCTAGAACTGCTAGAACATATGTATAGCAACAAAGAGAGTATCAAATGTCAATAGCAACTTATAACACATTCGAAACAATTACTAAAACACTTGAAACTACATTTGCAGAGTTTGATGCTAAGTTTCGTGAAGCAGAAATTAAATACTTTTTTGAGCGTAAAGCTGCTGTTGCTGACTTTTGGGCTAACAAAGAACTTAAAGCAGAATTAGGTGATTACGAATGGTACGAAACACTTTGGGCTACTGCTGGTGGCAAAGGCATGTACGAAGTTGTTGCTCCTGGTTACCACAATGATGCAGGTATTACTGAAAAAGCAAATAAATTTGTAGACGGTAAAATTGCCAAACGTAACGCAACTATTGCTAACAAACTAACAAAGTTGGATATCACAGAAGTTACTGCTAGTAATGTAGAACGTAGTTCAGATGGATTTCACGGTTACTTTACTGTTGAAACTGAAGTTGGTACAAAGCATATTGATATTGAAACTATTGTTGCTGGCGGATACAATATTCAGCGTATGCACTACAGAACATTAGTAAGGGTATTAAAATAAATCAAAATAATTTTTAACCCATTGATTTCATTGGCAACCTTTTTCATTTATTTGTCGCTTTTTTGTTGACAATTAGGTCTAGAACTGCTAGAACATATGTATAAGTTAATTAAACAGAAAGATTACAACATGTCAAATTATGCAACATTAACAGAATCAATTAACACTGCAACTTTTAACTCAGAAAACTGGAATGCTGATGGTAGCATTAACTGGAGTTTTGTTGATGCAGATGCATTTGATGAGTGTAACAAATTGTTTGACGGAACAGCAGCTTTTTACGAAGCATTTGATGAAATCGTAACAGCTATACGCAATGAAATGCGTGAAGAAGCTGATTCAGAAGCACGTTTTGAAAGGGCAATATCTTAATGGAACGTATAATTAAAATTGGAGACAAAGTTAACTCCAAATTTGGTATAGCAAAAGTTACTCATATTGAATTATGTGAGAAGCGTGGTGAAAAATATGGTTCACCAGCTATATCAATAAATATTATAGACAAAGACCGTTGTGTTTTTGACTTAGACAACAAGCATTGGTGTTATGGCTATCAGATAACAGCTTTGCAATTAGTAGATGAAACTTAAAGGTATATAATATGAAACGCAATATCAGAACAGCATTTAATCAACTTAACAAAATTGGTGCACCAACTATTGAAGGTGGTTACAACGGCGAAGATTCATTTCGTATTAGTGCAGAAGATAACTGCCAAGACATAAATGAAACAGTATGGGCAGACTATTACCAAATGACAGACGGTGACGGCACTGGCTTTGTGATGGGTGTTAATAACCGCATTAATGATATCTTGGATGCTAATGGACTATATGCAGAATGGATTAATCCAGGTTGTCTAGCAGTGTGTGAGGTGTAATATGTCAATATATACGTGGCGCATATTTTTAGATGATAATTTTCTTGGCTATACATATGCGCCAACGTCTAAAGAAGCTTGCGAACAAGCTTTAAAAAATGGGGGCATTGCTAGTAAAATGAATGCCCAACTAAATGATCTATCTTATGAAAGGATAAATTAATGTCAGAAATTGGAATGATAGCCGTGGCAATTGCCAAAAAGCGAGAGGACGAAGAAGCAGGTCTTGATTTTTCTGGACCGATTCCTAAAAATGCTCCTATAATGGTACTAGTGAGACGCACTAGAATACTATTTAAAAAAATAAAACGTCGACTTCGACGTCTAAGGAGCTAATGTTGCTGCTAAAATTAAACAAACATATAGTTAACGATATTATTAAAGATGATCCCGTTCGTCCACACATTGAAGGTGAATGGAGAACTGATCATGGTAGAGAAGTATATGGACTATATGAAGATGAAAGCTATGAAAAACTACTCGCTGTTATCTGTGTTGCATATACGGCTAATGTTCCCAAGACTGAAAAGGGAATGAACTATATTGGAAAAAATGTAGCAGTGTTCTATACTGTTTGGAGCTATGAGCGTGGTGCAGGTAGAAGTATTGTGAACGCTGTCAGCGAACATATAAAAAAGAACCATAAAAAAGTACAAAGGCAAGTAACACTAAGTCCATTAACTGATATGGCAGAACGATTTCACACAAGAAATGGTGCAGAGTTAATTGGAAGATATAACGATTGCCAAAACTTTGAGTATAAATCATGAAATACAATTTACCAATTGAATATAGTAAAGCAACTCCTAAACAGCGTAGAGAAGTTAGGGAACAATACATTTTTGAGCAAGCAGGATTATGTATGTGGTGCTTTTCTCCTTTGGAAGGTGATCCACACCCACAAATGCAAAAGATGGATATTAATCTAAAATTATTTCCTCCAGGTTTTTTAAAAAACCCGGTACACTTACAACATAATCATGACAGTGATTTGACAGAAGGTGCAGTTCATGCTAAGTGTAATGGAGTAATGTGGCAATATCATGGAAGGTAGATATGAAAGTTAAAATTAGCGGGTATCCAATTTACCAATATTGGTTAGATAAATTATCTGGGTGGAACCCCAAGCAAAAAATAAAGGTTCGTATTGATCCACATGATACGTGGAGCATGGATTATACACTCGCACATATCATTGCACCTATGCTAGTACAACTAAAAGAAACTAAGCATGGTGCTCCCATGGTTGATATGAAAGATGTTCCAAAAGAACTACGTGCTACTAAGGCACAACAGAACAATTATATAGAAGGTGGCGATGTAGATTCCAAACACTTTGATCGTTGGGATTATATATTAGATGAAATGATCTGGGCGTTTGGACAAAAGTGTCGTGAAGATTGGATGGAAGATTACGATTACAACAAATGGGATAGCGAAGGCGTTAAGGCACATCAAGAACGAATGTCGAACGGATTCAAACTGTTTGGTAAATACTACGAAAACTTATGGGATTAAAATATGGTTGAACATGAAGTAAAGGAAAGCAATGCTAAAAAAGTAGCACAAGAATATGCACAAGAACGTAAACGTTTAAAAGCAGAACTTGCTGAGTTACAAACAGAGATTGAAGATCTAACTCCAACAACACCAACTGGTACAACTGATTGGTATGTTAAATGGTTGAGTATGATCCTATGTGTTAGTGGCGTATTTCTTCTTAGTGCAGACCTGATTTTTTATGGACAGGTTGCTTATATTATTAGCTCAATGGGTTGGGTATATGTTGGTGTAACCTGGGGAGATAGAGCTATTATGATTGGTAGTAGTATTAGTGGTACCGCGGTAATGATGAACCTGGTGCAAAGTTTATAGGATGATTAAATGATGAAAAGAATAAGTGATAAAAAATGGATTATTGAAGTCCAAGAAAATGGTAAAACAAAAGAGTTGTTTATTGAATTTCCAGATGATGTACTAAGCCAAATGGGTTGGGCAGAAGGTGATGATCTTGAATGGATGGAAAATAATGACAAGTCTTGGTCAATAAAAAAGATAGTAAAAAAGAGTAAAAATAAATGAAAAAATTTATGATAGAAAGCTACAATAGTGATCCGGTTGCATTCTGGTTTGAACTGATAGGTAGCATAGCTGCAATTATAGCGAGTGCAATGCTTGCTGTTTGGGCAACTGATCCTCCAATGGCACTAATTTATCCCTTCTATTTGGCAAGCAGTGTACTACACATAGTGGCTTCAGCTAGGCGTAAAGCTGCATGGATTACAATACTAAGTGTGTACTTTACATTTATAAATATATACGGAATAATTAATGTAATAATAGGATAATTTAATGAGTGATATTTGGCTACTTAGTGATACCCATTTCAATTTCCCAGAGATGCTGGGTTTTACTGATTGGGAAGGCGAAATGACACGCCCAGGATTTGACAATGTGCAACAAATTGATGAATTTATGATCGATAATTGGAACAGTGTTGTTAAGCCAAATGATCATGTTATGCACTTGGGAGATTTTGTTCAACAAGATAGACAAAATTGGATGGACAATAATTTTCATAAGTTAAATGGTACTTGTGAGTTAATTGTCGGCAATCACGACGTTATACCAATGATGGCCAAAGGAAACTGGTTTACTAATATTAGTATGTGGCGCCAATTACAAACAGAAGAGATACTTTTAACACATGTTCCACTGGATGCAGGTGCTTTAATTAGACCAAGGTATGCAAATGGTGATCGTGCTGTTGACAAATATGATCAAACAAAATGGATGACTGTAACCAATGTACACGGACACTTACATACTAATCCAAGTCCTGAAGGACCATATATATGCGTATGTGTTGAGCAAATTAACTATACACCTATAAATATAGAGGTGGTTATGCAACAAATAGCAAAGGATAAGCTATGATAAAAACAAAATATTGTTTTGATGTAGATGGAACACTCACTCCTAGTAGACAAAAAATGGATAAACGCTTTGCCGTATGGTTTAGTAAGTTTTGTGAAAGAAATGACGTTTATTTGGTTACAGGAAGTGATAGGCCTAGAACTATTGAACAAGTTGGCGAATGTATATACAATACATGTACTAGAGTATATCAATGTAGTGGTGGCCAAACATATAAAGGAGATTTATGCGTAGAATCTTCTGATTGGACATTGCCAATATCTGCTAGAAACTGGTTGGAAAATCAATTAGAGGAAAGTGCATTTGATATGCGTACTGGCAATCATATTGAGCAACGACCTTGTATGGTAAACTTTAGCATAGTAGGCAGAGGTGCTAGTATAGAACAACGTGAGGCATACGTAAAGCATGATACTGAAACTGGAGAGCGTGGCGTTATTAGAGATTTATTTAATGAGCAATTTCCACAACTACAAGCCACAGCAGGTGGCGAAACTGGACTAGATATAGGACCAGTTGGCAGTGATAAAAGTCAAATACTTAAAGACTTTTCACTTAACGATAAAATTATATTCTATGGCGATGCTATACAACATGGTGGTAACGATTTTCCGCTAGCAAGTGCCTTAGAAGACTATCCCAATAGTCACTCAGTCCACGTAAAAGGATGGGAAGATACATGGGATATTCTAAAGGAAATAAAGTAAAATGATTAAAGCAATTATGGCATGCGATGCACAAGGTGGTATTGCGAAGAATGGAACATTGCCATGGGATAAAAATCCAAAAGATTTAGCATGGTTTAAAAAACAAACTGCAGGTTCAGTAGTTATTATGGGAAGCAAGACATGGGATGACCCGGTTATGCCTAGTCCACTTCCTGGAAGAATTAATGTAGTGGTTACTAGTGATCCAGAAGAACACCCTGGCGCAGACCATTATATAAGTGAAAATTTGCTTGAAGGAATTGAAGACATAGCAAACAAATATAATAAAAAAGATATATGGATAATTGGCGGAGCAAATCTATTCACACAAGCTACGCCAGTAATTAGTGAAGTATATTTGACTATTATGGATGATCAATATGACTGTGATACTTGGATTAACTTAAAAGAAATAAAAAGCATCTTTAGTAATGAGATGGCATCACAGCACGATGAAGGTATGACAGTAATGATACTAGAAAGATTTAACGCAGATAAATGAAACAATATTTACAAGCACTACAACATATTTTAGACAATGGTGAAGACGTAAGCGATCGAACAGGAACCGGTACACGTAGTGTATTTGGCTACCAAATGCGTTTTAACCTATCTCAGGGGTTTCCAGCAGTAACTACAAAAAAACTGTTATGGAAAAGTGTAGTAGGAGAACTACTATGGTTCTTGGAAGGTAGCACAGACGAACGCAGACTTGCTGAGATTACATTTGGACGCTCACGTGAAGAACTAATTGGCAAGCAAACAATCTGGACCGCCAATGCTGATAAGCAAGGCAAAGACTTGGGATATGTAAATGATAACACTACCAAAGCACTAGGGCCAGTTTACGGTCATCAGTGGCGTAACTTTAATGGTGAACTGTATAATAGCGCACCATATTTACAAGGCACTGATCAAATTAGTTGGTTAATAGAAGAAATTAAAAATAAACCAGATAGTCGAAGGTTAATACTTTCTGCATGGAACCCAAATCAAATAAATGAAATGGCATTACCTCCCTGTCATACAATAGCACAATTTAGAGTAATGAACGGTAAACTAAGTTGTCAGTTGTATCAGAGAAGTGCTGATATGTTTCTGGGTGTACCATTTAATATTGCTAGCTATAGTTTGTTTACTCATATGTTAGCTCAAATATGTGATTTACAAGTAGGCGAATTTGTACACACAATTGGAGATGCACACATCTATAATAACCATATGGATCAAGTAAAGCAACAATTAGAACGTACTCCTAAAGACAAAAAGCCATTTTTAGAAATGCCAAACTTTAGATCTCTGGAGGAGTTAATAAATACACATGTTACTGATTACACCTTGATTGGATATAATCCAATGGACAGTATCAAAGCACCAATGGCAGTTTAGGAACTTAACATGATCAGAATTAACCGCAAAATATTACCAGATTTAGCAAAATTTATTGAAATGCGTTATGGGGTAAGTTTATTAGACGAAGCGGTTAATCCAGAATTAATGCCTGCATTACTACGCTTACAATATCAGATTGATGAAACAATTTTAGATAATTACTTTGGTTATGATAGCAGTAGTGGTGGAACAGAAGGTTATTGGAAGCAACAACTATCTTATGATACTCGAAGAACTGGAGCAGAGTTAGTTAACAGGCTAAAAGAAATGGGCGACAAAACTGAAATTCTAGATGTTGGCTGTGGTGATAACAAAATGAAAGAGCTAATTGGAGATAATGTATTTGGTATCGATCCATTTAATAATAACGCAGATGCTAAAATTGGTGTTATGGATATAAAGAGAAATACTGGTAAATGGGACGTAGTATTGTGCCTAGGAAGTATTAATTTTGGAGACGAAGCTACAATTAGATCACAAGTTATACATGTTGTTAACCAAATTAAGCCAGGCGGTAGAATATTTTGGAGATGCAATCCTGGCATCACGCACGGTCATGATAGAGCAAAATGGATTGACTTTTTTCCTTGGACACATGAATTTATGGACAGTCTTGCAGCAGAATACAAATGTGATGTGATAGAAAATGGCTGGGATCACCCTGCAGATTTTGAAGATATTCGTTGGGGTAACAGACTGTATAGTGAATGGCAAAAGCCAGAAGTAACTTCTTTAGCAACATAAATTTTAACTAAATACTACATAATGGGAGATTATCTAATATGAGTATTATGAATATAATAAAAATATTTGGAAAAATCAGTTTACTATTAATTGCTATTACATCTGTATCAGTAATTTCTACATCATATCATCGCGACATACAAGAAAGAGTTAACAAATTTACAATATCTTTCTGGGAAAATAATCCAAAAGTTGCAGAAGGACTAACTTCTATACACAAGTTAGTTCTTAATGGTGAACGTTTTGACAAAGAAGCAAGAATAAAAACCACAATAAGTACACACTATAGAAGTGTAGTACTAGTATCAACAAGACCAAAAGAAGGCGCAAATCCAATGGTATCGGGTAGCGGCGGTGCATTAGGTACTGGATTCTTTATTGAGGAATCAGACACACATGCTTTAGTAATGACTAATCATCATGTAGTTGGAGATTATATAAAAAATCCAGATAGCGTAGATCTAACAATACAGACAGTTTCAGAGAGATGGCCTTATCCTGCAGAAATGGTTGGATATGACGAAGTAAGCGACATTGCTATTTTAAAAATAACTAAATTAGAAGATGAAAATTGGCCGTCGCTACCGTTTGCAGATTATAAAAGCATACGTGAGGGCGACCCAGTTGTAGTTATTGGACATGGTATGAGTATGCCGTGGACAGCAACATCTGGACATGTTACATATAACGGACGTGGTACTAGACCATATAATCTAATGCTACAAGTAGATGCAGTTGTTAACCAGGGTAACAGTGGAGGTCCAATTATAAGTTTGGAAGGTGAAGTTGTTGGTGTTGCACAAAGTATATTCAGTCCAGGAAGACAGATTCCAGGTTGGGATGGTATTGGTTTAGGGGTACACGCAAGACATGCTAAAAAAATAATGGACTATGTAAAAACTGACAAATATAAAGAACAAGGATACGTTCCTTATGCAGCATTTCCAGTACCAGTTAATAGCTTTGTTTACGAAGATGTAAAAGATATTACTAGAGAAGATAGACATTATATTTACGTAGACTATACACAAGGTGCAACCAGTACTACATACGCTGCACAAGCAGCAGGATTAAAACAAGGTGACGTTATTACTGAAATAGATGGCAAGCGCATGTGGAGTAATTATAATATACTATCAAAAACAATATATTCATTTCCAGGAGATGTAATAACATTTAAAGTTATTAGAAGCAATCCAGCAGCAATGGAAAAGCAAGAATTAGAAATACAAGTGACGCTTGAAGAAACAAATCACGCAGAATTAATAGCACTTGTTAATAGACGTGGAGGAAGATAGTACATAAATATTATGGGACTACCACTATAAGGATTAAAACTAATGGAGAACTGGCAACAGGCGGCAGAGCAACGAACTAACACATACAAGTGGACTGATGAAATTCCAAGCGAAGCTGATATAAATGAAATATTAGACAATTTACATTTATATTCTCCAAGTAAACAACGCAAAGTAAGATATGAAATTTTAATATATCGTAATGACGATGAGCTTAGACGTAAACAAATATATAGAGCCTCTGCTGCAGATTTAACAGATACTGCAAGACATAATCCACAAACACTAGCACCTTGGTTACTACTTTTTAAAAAACGTAACAGTGATGAAGATTTTAATGATGCTGACATCTTTATGGATTTAGGAATTGCAACAGGAGCTATTATATGGGCCGCCGCAGATAAAGGTATTGATAGTGGTTTGAATAAATGTGTAAACTATCCTGATCTAGTAGAAGATGCAGTTGGCTTTATGCCAGAAATGATTATTGGACTAGGATATAAAGCACCTGGACAGAGTTACTATTGCACACATTACGAAAAAGAAGTAAGCATACCAGACAGCAATTATGATCAAAAGCCTAACAAGGATGATTATATCAGTTATTGGAGCCACAATGAATAATTTTTGGGAAACAAAAAGCCAACAGATTGAAGTTTCGATCACTACTCATTGCCAAGCAAAATGTCCAATGTGTCCACGAACAGAAATGATAGATGATGGTCTTGAATTTAAAGTATATCATTCATCCATTGAAAGCTACAAGAAAACTATACATGAGTGGCAAGAGGATCATAGCTCTCTACATAAAAAGGTTGTAATATGTGGCGACTATGGAGATCCTATGATGCATCCAGATATTGAAGAATATATCAAAGTTACACATGATGCTAATATAGATATATCTATACACACCAATGGCGGTTTACGATCCACAGACTTTTATAAACGCATTGGTGAAAACTATAACTGCCTTATAGTATTTGGTATCGACGGCGTAACTGCTGAATCAAATAATTTATATAGAGTCGATGTTGACTTTAACAAAGCCATGGAAAATATGTTAACATACGCTAAGTATACCATGAATAATTGTCAATGGGACTATCTCATGTTTACATATAATATAGAAGAATGCAAAGCAGCAATGCAACTAGCGGAAGAACATGGTATTCGTTTTTTTCCTAACATAAACAGACGCAAATGGAAATATAAAATAACTTCAAAAGAGGATATGGAGACTGCAAAAAAATATATGGAGATGGCTAGAAATTATTCAGGCATATCTAAAATAGTTAACTATGCTGATCCTGATAACAGATATGTTGAACTGAGGCGCAAAAATGATAAAATGTAAAACAAAAAATGTTATCATTGATACTGATAATAGACTATGGCCATGCTGTTGGGTTTTAACTAAATCAGATCTTTCATTCTATTTGGCTGATGTTGAAAAAAGAGAACCGTTTTGGAATAGTTTAAGCCATCATACTATAAATGAAATTTTAAATCATGAAGTATATACTGATCATTTTAATACCAAACATTGGGAAGATGAAGATGCATGTGATCCAATTTGTAAAATTGAATGTACATTGAAAGGTAGCAAATAATGTCAAATAGTACGTATTGTTCATTGCCTTTCAATCATTTAAATATTAAACAAAAAGGAAGAGTATCCTCATGTTGGAGAACTTCTGCTGAAATAGGTAACTTGAATACGCAATCCCTTGATCAGATATGGAATGACGCTCCTCTACGAGAACTTAGACGACAATTTTTAAATGGCGAAAAACCAAAACAATGCGAAAGTTGTTGGGATATGGAAGCAGCTGGTATTAGAAGTACACGACTGGGTGAACTAGAAGATAGTGAGAATACAACATATGAACAAGCTAAAGAACAAACTAACTCTAATTACGAAATGGATACTAACAGTCTAACTATAATTGAGGTAAGATTTGACAACATGTGTAATTTAATGTGTAGACACTGCTCTCCTGTTTATAGTAGTAAATGGGAACATGTTCTAAAAAGCGATCCAGAACTTCTTGAAATTTCTGAAGAGATAGGCAACAATCAGACTGGTTGGGACAATCAGTTTAGATTGACTCAGGACACTATAGATGAAATTGGTCAATTTAAAAATTTAAAACATATAATGGTATCAGGTGGTGAGCCATTATTTCATAGTAAGCACTATGGATTTTTGGAAAACTTACTACCTATAGCTCATAATCTTGAAATGAGTTATAGTACTAATTTGTCTTTGTTGCATTATAAAAAATATAGTATAGTTGAATTATGGAAGAAGTTTAGATTCATGGATCTTCGTATTAGTATGGATGGTGATGATTGGTGCTATAATTACGCAAGGCCTTTTGGCAAATTATCAATTATTGAAGATAACATTAAAACAGTAACATCAGAATTAGACAATGCACACATTAGTTGCTCTTGTACTACTAGCTTATTTAATATTACTAGAATACCCCAAATATTTGAATATTTTAATAGTCTAGGAGCATACATACATTGTAGTTTGGTGCAAGAACCATTTGCAATGAATCCACAAGCACTACCAGCAGAACTAAAAGAACAAGTTAATAAAGCCTGGGAAGAATGGTTGCCAACTGCTAGAGATACATTTAAAAAAGCAAACAACTCTCTTGATATTGATAAGCAAGTCAAGTTAGCTACTACGTGGGGAGAATATGTAATGGATTATATGAATGGCAAAGATCTATATGAAGAATACTGGAGCGATTGGGTAAAATATGCAAATGCACAGGACAAGTATCATAACACAAATATATTAGATATATATCCTGAATATACTCCTTATTGGGACAATGGACCAATCAGTTAGTTAGTTAGTTTGCTTATAAAGTATTCCCATTCAGTATAAGTTTTTTCAACTATCCACTTGTGTTTGGGTTCAACATTAGTGTAACGTTTTATGTAATAGTAATAAGATAGCCATACCACTTTTCCACTGTCTACTTTTTTTGGAACCCATGCATATTTTCTAGTTATTTCTGGTTCTTCACTGTGTCTCAAATTATCTAATCCAAAATTTCTACGCAAACTTGTTCTCTCTTTTTTACCATATAATCACAATCAGGATCATCCTTATATTCTATTCTAGTTTTATCAGGATGTGGAACACCAATACCTACAAGCATAAAATTGGTGAACTCTAGGTTTAATAGTTTTTTAAGTGCATAGTTGTCAAAACATGTACAATATCCTGTACGATATCCAAGCATATTTGCAACTAAAACTAATTGCCCTGAACTAATACCTAAATGTCTATTTTGGTCTTGTTTAAATCCTGCTATAACCTGTTTTTGGTTACTTCCATCAGAGTTGTTAAATTGCCAAGCATTTTCTTCTACATCATGTTCTTGCATTTCTTGGTCTTCGAGAAAAGATTCAGACATTTGATCGAAGTCTTTACATTCATATACAAACACTAAGTTTGCTAATGTTTGTGAATTTGTTGCTACAGATTGTACTTTTGTTGTTTTGCTTCTAACTGTTGCACCTACTGTAAGATCGTGTATTTTGCTTATAATATCTGGGTTAGATACAACCGTTAAATTAAAATAGCTATGATTTTGTTTAGATGGCGCTTCAGTTGCCGCATGTATCATGGGATCCAAATGCTCCTGTGGTATAGAAGCGGTTAAATCAAAATTACGATAGCAATGCTGACTGCCTGTTACCGCCTGTTCTAGTTGTTCTGTTATTTTATCCATGTTTTGTCTCCTGGAAATAATGGCATCTGTGTGCCAGGCGCTCGTTTAGGGATCTTACTATCAGCACTACTTACACATGAGCGTGTTGTGCAAGGTTTTGGCGCATCAAATAGTTTAAATCCAGTTTCAATATTACCTAACGGCTGATCATGACAGCTATAGCTACGCTTAACACTGCCATCTGGTTCACGTATAATAATACTACGATAACCTGAACTACATTCCCATCCTTCAAACTGATTAAAGTTAAATGCATTGAAGCGTTCAGCTTGATCCATGTAATATGGGTCACCAACTTTATCACGGAATTCAATTTGCATATGCCAAGGTACACCAGCACTTTGCTTACGATAATGATCGTCTTTATCAATTTTAAATTGTGGTTTAGGACGTTCTACTATGTTAGCAATTTTTGATTTTTCTTCAGTGTATGCACGTTGCGGCATGCCATTATGTAATTTCTTTAACATTTCATCTGTGTAACCATCTACGATTTTACTCGCAGTTGGATCACTCTGTGGCTTGAGTGTTACATTGATTCCTTGGTTGTGGAAGAACAATGCATTTTCCCAATCACGATCAAACCACTCAGGAACCATAACTTGGTTAATAGTAACTTGTACATCATGTTGCTGACAGAAAATTAATTTGTCAGCAAACTCTTGCATTTTATCAGGAGTATTAACATGCTCAGTATGCAAACTAGCAGTAATACTTGCTCTATGAAATTTAGCCGCATACTCAACATAAGTTTCATGCCACTTTAATGGGCGACTCATATTAGTTGTCATATGTACACTTGTATAATTTGTGTTGTGTGCATCATCTGCTAAATGTTTCAGCATATCTAAATACCCAGGATGAAACGTTGGTTCGCCTCCACTTAAACTAAAATGGAAACTGTTAAATCCACGTTCACGTGCTTGACGTTTAATCTCATCAATAGTTTTTAAGTTAAGCTCTGTAGGGCGATGATCTTTTCTATTACTTCTAGCATAAGGCCAACAGTAGCTACAGTTATAATTACAAAATCGACCAAGTAACCAGCTTACTGTAAACATATCACGGTATAGCATAGTACGTTGTCCTACACGAACTATATCTTCATATGGGGTAGCAGTAAAATCGTACTCGCTCCATTTTAAATCATCATTACTCATTGGTATTCTTCCTGTTATATGTATATAATAGCATATTCTATTAGATAGTCAATTAAATTTTTACTGTTTTAGACACAAGATCTGCTTGAGTTATGCCCTTTAAAGTGGTTTATAGGACTACATCTAGTAGCTAAAAACGTTTTGGCTATCCTATTACACAAATCTATAATTAACTTGCCGTTTAATTGCCCTTAAATTATTTAACTAGTGTTACTATATTTATAAGCCGTGTTCTGCTACTAATTCTAAATTCTTCTCGTGGTAGGCTTTAATACTAGATGTTAAATCTGCTAAACTAATATCAGACTCAAAGAAATCAATTAGTAATTGTAACGTAACTGGATTACGAAGTATGAATATATCATCATACTCTAATGATATATCTGTATGCTTGATATCTTCTTGCGCAATTTCTTTTGGATTTGCAACACCATGTATTAACGACATTATTCTATCTCCACGATAGTGATAATTAAAGTTGTTGTTTAATAAAGTTTTAAGGGCTCCTAGTAAAACTACAAAACTATTTGTCTTTGAGGAATTAACATTGATGCCAATAGACTGGTATTGCTTTAAGTATTCATAATCTTCATACCATTCCCATTCATGCATTGTACATATTTTTTTACATCGTTCTATACTAACTTCTTTATCTCGATCGTAAATATAGTCGCGACCATCAACTTTTCCAAAGTATTCATTATTACGTTCTATCCAGTCATATGTAGGGTCTAACATAAATGAAAGGAATTGCCCACTTGCTCCACCTTGGTATACAAGTAACTTAGTCATTTTTTATAAACTTTGAAAACTCTGGAGCAATCTCTAATAGATTGCCTTTTTGTAATTCGTCTGTTTTTATATTAAAGTCAACAAACTCTTTCCATCGCTTTTCATACCAATCTTCAGCCCACATATATTTAATTGTGTCTGCCACTTTTGGTATATGCAAATAAGGCTGTAAGCGTTCTTCTGCCAGTTGTTTTAATTCAGATGGAAGTGTTCTAATATTCATACTTTCTGGATGATTAAGTATATTTAAATAAATTTGATCATCAGTAATACCTTTACTAGCAATCCAATCAAATAAATCTGACATAGCACACATATTTAAAACTTGTACTGTGCAATGAATTTGTATATTTACATTTGGTAATGCGTTTAGTTTATCAAATGTTTGTTCTACTTTACCCCAATTACTTGGATAACGTATATATCTATCTCTCTCGCCGGTTGCATCAATACTACAATTTAATTGTACTCTCTTAAAGTGACTCCAATAGTCAATCATCTTTTGTGGAACATTTGTTAAGTTAGTATTATACTTTAGTTTGATGCCACTTGCTAAATCATTCTCAATGCAATAGTCAAATAATGCATACTGTGATGTTGCTAGTGTAGGCTCACCACCTGTTAAATATATCTCTTCAATAGTATGAGCAATTTCAACAAACGTGGTTGCAGTTTGTTTACGATCTGGCCATTGTTGCATTACTTCCAAGTGATCAAATTCTTCTTGTGTTAATGGATCATTTGGTACTAGTTCTGCTGTATCAACAACTTTGTTCCAATCCTTAACCCACATACTACTGCTCCATGGATTGCACATACGACATTTTAAGTTACATAAATTGCCCAATCGTAAATCTACGTATCGTACATCTACAGGAATTTCTTCTGCAATTTTAACACTATCTTTAAGCCATTTTTCATTATACCCAATACGAGGGCTACGTATACCTGCATCTTCTTCACGGAAACATCTTTGACATGTTTCTGGACGTTCGCCATTTATAAACTGTTTGCGAATCTCTTTGTAATGATTGCTATTCCAAACATCGTCTATATCATCTTTGTAAATGCGATAACTTTTTGTTGGATCGTCATCACGCATAATTTTATTATTTTTTGGATTACTATTACAACATACTCTATAGCCACCGCCTGGATTGACTGCTACATGCATAAAAGGTAATACACAAAAGGTATCACTTGGTAAATCTTTACTCATCAAATAATTCCGGGCATTCTTGCTTCATATCTGTTCCATATATTTTATCTAATGCTGACATATAGTCAACTAATTTTTTAAAGTTTTCTTCTTTATATACAACGTCAGTTGATATATTTAACTTTTCTCTTACACTAGGATGTAAACTACTGTAGTTCATAAACTCAGGTTCTTTTAGTTGCCAATCTGTAGTGTTATGTATATCAAGTCCATGATTGTTTGCCCATTCCTCTGTTTCATAAAACACCGCAGCATTTAGAGTTTGTGGCAAATACGTTATGCATATTTCTATGTCTAAATCTCTTTTCTTAATATTATTTATAAAGTCCTCAATATTGCTCCATTTACTGTATGGACGTATATATTCATATCTACTCCCAATGCCATCAACACTTATATCAATTTGGACTTCTCTATATTTACTAAAAATTTCAAACCATTCATCATCTAAAGTAACTTGCCCGTTTGATATAAATTTTAATTCAGTTGAAGAACTTGCTCCTGATTCTATTGCGTACTTACATACCTCTTTTGTATGTTTTACTAAAAAAGGCTCCCCTCCAGTAAACTTTAAATACTTAACTTTGTCAAGATTATTTTTAACTTCACTTAAAAATTTATTATGCCAGCTAAATGGACTAGTTAATGGCTTTATAGGATCCCAATGTTTTTCAAGATTTGCATCTTTGTTAGCTTTTACTACTTTATCCCATGTACTACTAGATTTTGGAGTACACATTCTACAACTTAAATTACATGTGTTTGTAATTTTAAGATCAAATATAGTTTTTTCATCTCCAGGAACATGATATTTTGCTCTAGAGGTTCGTGGACTTGATCCATTATGAAGTTCATCTAGTCTACAGTACTCGCACTCTTTTGCCCATCCTGTTTCCATTGTTTCTTTTAGTTCTGGAAAGCTATTTTTCCAATTAAACTCATCATAATCTTTATTACTATTGTCGCTCGGACGAATATAACAGCAAGGTCTTACAGTTCCTCCTGTTCCTATTGTAATCCCATTATCTAGGTAGGCACACTTAGGCATTTATAAATCTCCTATTCTTAAGACTATTTATGTATCTAGAAACTTCTCGTAATTGGTATTATGTATACTATCAATGGTTTTTAGATGTTTTATTAATTGTGCGGCAAGTACTGGATTTTCAAGCACATTAGGACTCATGAATTCTGGATCATAACATGTACCACATGACGACCAAAATATACCATGTTCAGCACACCAGTCAACAACTTCATGCACGTGATCTTTATTAAGTATCTGGTGTAAACTGTTAACCCTAACCTCCATATTTGTACCTATGGTTGCAGCATGTAATGCTAGTACATTTGTTTCAACTTCATTCCATTTAGCATTCTGTCTGATGTATTCATATCGTTCGCCAATTGCATCCAAACTTATATTAAACGATACTTCACTAAAATGCTTTAATGTACTTAACTTATCTTCTAAATTTATGGTTCCGTTAGTGGTAAAATGTAGTTGTACATCTTTAGCAATATCGTTATCCACCATATACTGTACCATTTTCCAAACTTGTGGTATCATAAATGGTTCGCCACCAGTAAACTTAACCACTTCTGCATATGCTAAATTTGGAAATACTATATCAAAATCACGATGCCATTTTTCTTTTGGTGCTTTGCCATATGCATCCATAAAGTCTTTGGGTAAATTATTTTCTTTGGTAATTTTTTGCCAAGTACTACTGCTCCAACTGTCACACATTTTACAAGCAAGGTTGCAGGTATTGTTAATCTTTAAATCCCACCAAGCAATACCGTCACCGCAATCAGCTAGTTTTTTATTATAGTGGTCGCTCCAAGGTATACCGTCTTCTTCTTGTTTGAGTTTACATTCTATACAACCAGGAAGCCAGTCACCACTTGCACTTAGTTGTCCTAGTCTTTTGTGTTCTGATTTCCAATCATCATTAAATCTTAAAGGTTTTTCGTCACGATAATGACAACATGGGCGCACTATTCCATTAGGACCAATAGTTAGTCCATGATCAAACATTACGCAATATGGCATTAACAGTGCAATCCCATACTTTTGCCGTATCCGTATCTTGCTTTCTCTTTTAATAAGTCACTTTGGTCCCCATCAAATATCATGTGTATACGTGGTTCATCGCTGCGATTCCAAACTGCATGCTCGTATCCTGTGTTAATTTTAAATGCACTACCTGGTGTGTAAGGCAATTCGCCCCAACCACCCATCACTAGTTTACATCCGTCAGGATTGTTAACTGCTACATTAGTTGCACCAACTCCTGTAATTCTTGGCCTATCAGTATGTGGTGCTAGCCAACCGCCTGGCAATACTGCCATAAAGCGCACACGGGTAAATACGTCATATAGTTTACTATCCATCATCCATTCTTTAGTACGTGGTGCAAATTTAGCTATGTCAGTCCAGTCACTTAAATCACGTTCTGCACTATCTGGTAAATTATAATCTTCTGGTACATTAGTATGTACACTACTCATACCATACATACATAAACTTAGCCAACCACTACTGTTTGGTCGATGCAATGTATAACAACTGGTGTACAATAAATGATTTGCTTCCTCAAAGATTTCTTCATGTGGCATGTCATCTATGCCTAAATCAATCCAAGGTAGTTTTGTTTTGTCTAATATTTCGTCTAGCTCGTCCTGTGCATCAGCCCATAAGTAGGCACTATCAACACCCTCAAACATAGGAGTAATATCTTCATTTGCTTCAAAAAACTCTTGAGTTTCTCTATTGGGTTCTTCCCAAGTAAGTTGTTTTCCTTCGTACCACATTTATAATATTCCTGGTAATGATCTGATATTGTGATAACTGTGATAAAAACCATGCGGAGTATCGCCAGTTAAATATACATCTTTATTGTTTATTAATAATTCGTTTACTAAGTTTAAAAAAGCAGCCTGTGCTTGAAACGCATGAGTATTTATATAGTTAATTTCATAAGACCATATATTACTAATTTGTAAAAATACACGATTGTCTTTCCCTACTTCTTCTACTAGCGTATTCCAATTTTTAACAATGTCAATATTTAAAAATACATGTTCTAGATTTCTAATATGATTCCAGTGTTCTAACCATTGCTCTTGGCTATCATAGCTGTCTATAAACTCGCCAACTAAGTCTACATCGTAAATAATACAATCTTGTCTGTGGAAGCCATTGTCCATAATTGTATGTATGTTATCTTCAACAAACTTCTCAAAGTTGGTACCATCCCAGTTATTTAAAACAAACTTAGTCCATTCAGTTGCATACCAACTAAAGTCACTCCAGATAACTTTCTTTAAATTATCTCCAGCATTTGTCATATGTCTAAATTGATGCAATCCACTACACGGCGCAATTATAACATCAACTGGCAAATCTGTTTCTTCTGGTACATCTTCTGTGTTTGTTATATACATGACATGACTATCCATAACTTTGAATCCATACATTTCACGTTTGTCTTCAGGAACCTCGTCATAATAAAACTGTGTAAGAAATTCTTTATCCTGTTTATTCCAATCTACATCCAACATCCACATTTTGGTTTGCTCAATATCATCTTCTGGATAACAACAATATTTTTCATTTCTAATATCGTAAGATAAATTTCTTACAACACAATTATTAGCAAGTGATATTGCAATTAATGCGTCAAATTCATCTCCTGCAAAATCCAATCCACCTAATGTTTTTCCTGTAGGAGTTAAGTACATTGGAGTATATTCGTCATGAAAGTTTTCTTCACTTGGAATAAATCCAGGATAAAAATCATTCCACTCGAATTCTGGATAGTCAATCTCTGCCCATTTTTTTAAATTTAATACCACGCATTGTTTGTGCCATTCTGGTGCTTGTGCGCTAATAAGTCTGTCAATAATATGTCCCGCACAAAACCAATCGTCCCATGTAGATACTTCTTTGAGTAACTCATCATCAAATTCAGCAGTCATTGGCCAAGTACCATCAAACCATAATACTGCCATTTCAAAATTCATATCTGCTAATTGTCGTAGTGTAGAATATCCATCATCTGTCCAACTAGTAGTGTTTACTACTGCGTGTTGTGTAGAGTTTGTTAGATTAATTGACATGCACTTTTTTAATTTACTAGCATACTCATGTTCATTTTTAATCTCATCTACTAATATTTCACCAAATATACAATGTGCTATTTGATTTTTAGATCCAAGTTTGATGTATGTATTCATTCTTCTAATCCTATAACTAGGTTATTAGTTGCACTGCCAATTACTCTGGCAGGACACATTAAATCAGCATCATTAACATCAGTACCAGCATACCAACTTTCATTATTAGTCTGTTGTATACGCTCTATCATATTCATAAAGCTACGCTCTAACACAAACGGCTTGGCTAGTATTTTAGGAATAATATAACTGTAAATGTTACTAGCCCAGAAGAATGTTTTAACATCATGTAGTTTTACAAATAACTCATCTTGTCCATTGATTAAGTCTGCCTGTACTACTGTGTGATCACAAAAGCTAATTTGTGTCCAGAAGTCTTGCCAACTAGATTGCCCTCCAAATTGGTCTATTACATTTGGCCATCTTTCAACAGTTAAGTCTAACAAATCTTTGTTAGCATCTGGATTACGTTCACACCATGCTTTTACCCAACCTGGATAGTCTTCACCATCCCACATCTTAAGTGTTTCTCTTTTAAATTTTACACTATCTTCATCAAAGTCATACCAGACAAATCTAGTCATACCTGGGTTTACTCCATACTTGTATGCATAGTATAATAATTTAAATCCTGCTGTTGCTCCTACGTACTGATCAAACACTGTATCTTCAAGTAAACTACTTGTTGTAGGCGCACTGGGTTCAGTATTAATAAAGTAAATTGGACTACCAGGCAAGTTAATATTTTCCAATAATTTTTTACCTTGATAACTAACCTCTGTTGGATCATGAAACTCGCCACTTAGTCCTCGTTCAAGTTCATCTGTACCAAGCCAAGGTTTAATTAATGTTACACTATCCATTAAGTCATCACTAATGCCCCACACTCTCATATTACGTAGTAAACTGTATTGTATCCAACTTGTAGCGAACGTATTCTGATGTATGTAATTTACTGCTTCTGCACGTTTCCACTTTCCGTTACTAGGGCTTAAACTATATGCACTATCTTCCCATCTTTTAGTAACATCTGTTTCCATCCAATCAGGATGTCTTGCTGGTTCCCACAGTGGGCCTACTTGATGTTCCATCCAAGATGCTATGTTAATAATAACAAAACTTCTACCAAGATAAGGATACATGTTTGGACGATCACTTATAATTTGACCGGATACCATCCAGTTTGGATCTTCAGCATTATATTTGTCAATCTCATTCAATAGTTTGATATTAAAATCTTCACTTGCTGGCCAAGCACCATCAAACCAAACTACTGCATACTTATAGTCCATAGAATTCATTGCAATAATCCAACTTGTATCAAACATGTTGTATAAATTTACAATACCGCCTCTAACATGATTATTGCATTCTACATTTTGAATTGTTTGCAATTTTTGTTTTAGTAGTGCGTGTTGGTTTAGTGCTGGATCTCTATCTAAAAAAGCATGAACTATAGGCCAGCTTTGTTCAGTATGATAGTAACTCCAGTTTTGTTGTCCTTGGATCATTTATTATTCTCTGCTACTATGTCCATTCCTTCTAAACTCATATTTAAATAAGTTTTTACCATGGACTTTAAGGTTGCTTCATTAGGATATCTATTTTCAATATCACGAGTGTATTTACGCATACGTGCATATAGCATGTATACTGATGTATTGTTTTCCATGTAAGTTGCAAAGCGATCCATTTCAGGGTGACGCTTCTCTGCTGATCTTAAATGTGAAATAATACTATTTTTATAGTTGCCCTGCCATACTGCTGGACTTAAATAGTTTGGTGTTTGTAATATGTTTGCTGTAATAAATTTTAAGTCTACTGGAGACTCTTTCCAGAAGTCATAAAACTCAGGCATCTGGTATACATTATGAGCTTGTACTGTAATTCCTACTGCTAAGTCAATACCATCTATTAATGATAATGCTAACATGTTCTCGTAAACTGTATCCCAATCGCCGTCTTGTCTAATGTAGTTATAAACTTCTCCAACGCCATCCATACTTACTTTGATATTAACGTGTTTAAACTCACTCCATATTTTAACCAGATCGTACTTCTTAAACTTGATATAACTTAGGTTACTAGCATAGCGCAAACGTATACGCTTCTTGATTTCTGTAGGTATACTGTCTAGTAAATCATAATGCTCTTTATTAATGATTGGCTCGCCACCAGTAAACTGTAGGGTATGTACATGATCCCAAAGCTCAGGCCACTCTGACAAGCTCTCAAATAGCGTTGTAGGGCGTAGTAAGCGTGTCTCGTATCCATCTTTTGTATACTTCTTTATAATATCTAAGTCCGCCACACGTTTGTATGAACTGTGTGTACTACACATAATGCACTTTAGGTTACAGAAGTTACTAACTTTTAGTTCAATCCAAATAGGAGGATTATCGACTGAGTAGTCATCATTCACTTGAATAATATCAGCAAACTCTAACCAGTTGTCTTTTTCCCACTGTAACCTATTACTTACAATCCCGCTGTCCTCATTGTGCCAGCACACTTCACAGCGTTCTGGTCTTTCTCCGTTTGCTAGGGATTTTCGTAATTCTTTATAATTTTCGTTGTTCCAAGTTTCAATAGCTGATTCGTTTGGATTGTTAAGAGGTATTTCTTGTGCCTCACAACACGGCACTAGATCGCCGCCTGCTGTACCATATATATGTACATAGGGTAGCATACAAAATGTATCGCTCTCTTTTAATTTATTTTTATCAATCATGTCAATCCCAATTAATAGACGGTACGTCTAGCTCAACTAAGTCTTTAAACTTTCGCAATTCAGGCCAGCTAGTATCCAGTTGGTCTCTTATACGTAACACTTGTCTTATATCTTTCATATAATCTGTGCTATTGTCCTCTACTCCATTTGGTTTGCAAATACCATATAATAAGTCTCTTAGGGGTCGCATTTTACCTGGTTTAATTTGGTCACTAAATTGCATACGTATTGTAAACTCTAGTTTTTTCTTAAACCAATCTGGCCAATGTTGAATACTTAAATAATGAGGCTCATAAACTGTTTGCAATATAACGTCAATATCTTTTACTATTTTTGCCCAATATACAAACTCAAACATGTAAGCTGCATTTACTACATTAACTGTAGTTGCAGTCTTTACAGTTACTTTGCCAGGATATTCTGACCTCATTGCAATCCATTTGTCAAGAGTAGCTTCAACTTGTTCCCATTTGCTAGGTGCTCTTAACGCATCATTAACACCACCATATGCATCAATACTTGCACTTATGGTAATGTGCTTAAACTGCAACAGTGCATTGTAGTCTGTTTTCTTAGGCCACCATGTGCAATTGGTGAAAATTTCTATCTGTATGTTTGGTGCTAGTCCAGCGTCTGCCAATCTTACAACAAAGTTTAAGAATTGGCGATGTAAGAATGGCTCTCCACCTGTTACCTTAATATAACGTAAATCACGTAGCATGTCAACATTAATATCGTCCAAGTCTAATTCTTGTTTACTTTTTAACTTTTTGATAGTTTCTGCAGTTTCCATTTTTAATTTAATACTATCGTCGTCCCATGTATGACTAAAATCAGGTCCGCAACTCATACACTTTAAGTTACATAGTCTACCCACTGTAATTTCCAAATACTCTAGTTTGACGTCATCTGTAAAGTCACTAAAGAACTCATCAGCCTCAGTACGCATACTGCTACCTTTGGTTTCTTCATCTGCTTTACATTTAAAACAACCTGGATGCCATTCGTTACGCATCATAGTTTCACGTATATCTGCAAAACTTGCATCAAATGTATCCACATGTTGTCTATCTCCTTCCCCAAGGAACCTGTTGTGAAATCTACAACAAGGTGTGGCATCCACGCCATGCATTAGCATAGCACTTTTAAATGGATATGCACATGCGTTTTTGGGTAATTTACTCAAGGAATTTGCCTTTGTTTTTATAACGCTTAACAGCATTACGGATATTAACACGATGGTATTTTTTATCTCTATTAAACATGCTCCATTCTTCTGTCATAGGAGCGGTAGCAATATGTACTGTGTTACTTGGTTCAAGTCCATAATGTTCACACACGGCATCATGTGCTTCTTTATATTTCTTTGGTACTGTGTCTGGACTAAAGTGTTCAAACAAGAAGTTTGCAATCATAACATTTAAATGTATACCATGGTTCCATTCAGTTTGTACACTTAAACTACCTTCGTCAATACGACTAAACACGATACCTGCACGCCAGTTACCACAGCTAAGTCCTTTGGTTGTACTAAATGCAGCCATTGTGATACATGGTTGATCTAAGTCAACTTCAATTCCATGACATGTTCCAAACCAAGCAAGATCAACAAATACTGGTATTTCTAATTCGTTACACTTGCCAATAATTCTATCCCACTCATCATGCTTTCTACCAGTACCACTAAATGGTAAACTAATAATTAATGCATCACCCTTTGCTAATGGAGTTTCTTCAACATAACGTTTGTGATGCCACTCGCCTTCAAGTAATACATCACGGTTATAAGGATATTCTCCGCGGTACATACGCAAATTATATCCATTAGCCATACAATAATAATGCCACCAATCAAGTCCTTGTGTTGTTCCCAAACTTACAAATTTATGTGGAAAACTTTCTAAGCCAGTAATACTATTCATTTTACTACTAGTAATCCATTTTGGATATACGTCTAAAAACTTAGTAGCCGCATCACTAATACCTTCAATACTCATTTCTGGACCAAAGAATTCGCTTTCCAATTTATCATAAAATGGTTGGTTCCATATACTATTGCCGTGATTTGCAAAGTCTTCGTTTTTAATTACTTGATTCTTGGGTGGTTTTTTAGCCATTATTATTTGTCCTCTTTATATGGGGCAAGCTCTGGTACTGCCGCAAATGTATCTGTCTTACGAAGCCTATCTAAGTCTCGTGTATATTGTAGGAAATGTTTCCAACGCTTTTTTTGTTCTACTGGATCTACTTCTCTTTTTAATCCATTTCTAATATCAGCAACACCTGTTTGGTATTCAAACATATCTACGTGATGGCTATCTAATGGCCAAATAGTTGATGTTGGAATATTTTCCATTTTCTTTAATGCTTGTTGTTTTAACTCTAGTGGAAGGTTTGCAATATTTAAATATGCTGGACTTACAACAACATTTGTCATTGCAATACTAGCACGTTTTCTATGGTGCTTGGCAAACCAGTCCCATATTTTATCTAGTTCAAAAACATTAGTAGACATTACTGTCACTGCAAAAACAACCTCAACATTATCCATTTCATAAAACTGGTCAATGTTCTTGTTAAGGTCTTCCCATGTGTATTTACCACCGCGAATAATACTGTAAAGTTCATCTACTGCTTCAATACTAATCAATAGTTCTACGTGTTTAAATTCTGCAAATATATCTTTAAACTTTTGTTCAACTACGGTAGCATTTGTACTAATATCTAAACTAACATTGGCAGCTAGTCCTGCATCTACAAACCATTTAAGTACACTATAGCAATGTTCGTCATACAATGGTTCACCGCCACGCAATGCAACTACTTCTAAATTTCTAAAATACTCTGGGTTGGCAAATAAATTATCCATAAAGGTTAAATCATCTACGCCATTATAGCCTGTTTGTGTTTCTGTCCAATATTCAGGATTTTCCTTATTAAGTGCTTTGCCGTCTTTTTTCCAACTTGTACTAACAAACGGATTGCAATGTATACATGCTAGGTTACATTTGTTGCTTAGTGTAAAATCCAAGTAACGAATATCTGGTTCCATGTCTGCACTATGCCATTCACTTTCAACACGCAATTCATAATCCATTTTGTCCCAAAAGAACATACGTCTGCTACGTCCACTTTTTTCTTTTTTAGCACAATTCATACATGCTGGTGGAATAATTCTATTACGATGATCTTCTCTTAGTTTTTTAAATGCATCACCATGCCAAATTTCAGCAAGGGTTTGATCATTAATATTTCCAAGCCTATCCTTATAAATGATGTCTGGTACAACAGTGCCTCCCCATTTAATAGTGAGTGCATGCCAAGGTGCCATACAAGTTGGATACTTTTTATCATCTAAAAATCTATTTCTATATTCTTTTTTCATTTACAAATTCCACATATATCTCTACACTGTTTCCAGCTCGCATTTTTTACTGCTCTCTTTAGGTCAGTAGTAAACCATTCATTATTTAATACTTCAGATAAACTATATTTTTTCAAATCATTTTCTTCTCTTGCTTCAAAAAAGCTATCATCAACCATTAAATTTAAGTCATGGTTTTCAATTGGTACACCATATAAACTAAGATGACAACAAGGCCAAACTGTTCCCCAAGGATCAATTTGTATTTTTCTATCACTATACCAAGGACACTTATGATCCTTTTGATTGTCCATAATTTCGTCAGTGGTTTCCAAGAAAACATTTCTATCACGTAAGTCACTTATTGGTCTGTCTTCTCTATCGTTCCAGTTTACTTGATACTCGTCAATATCATAATGTCCACTAATTTCATAATTTCCATCTACTGTAACAATATTCATATGGTCACCATGACTATGTCTTAATGCAAATTGCACACACCCATTCTCATATGCCAGATTTTCAACTTCTTTTATCTGATGCTTGTTGTGTTCAAACAATGTCATAGTATAACATGCTCTGCCGCCGCCTGCAATAAAAGCTTTACTATTTCTAATAATTTTTTCCCATTCAGTCTTGCGCCTGTATAGAGAGTGTGTATCGCTCATTCCATCAACTGCAAACTTAACTGCATGATTGGTAAACTTTCTGCATATCTTGCCTAATGAATTCCAAAACTTTTCAGTTCTCATTGCTCCATTAGTGTGTATATACAAAGCAGTTTCAGGATGATAAGCACAATATATTTCTAGCATTTCCACCATTTTTGGGTGCATCATTGGATCACCCCAATTACCATTTAAGCTAAGTTCAACAATATACCATCCTCTGGTATCCTCACTACATAATCGTGTCCATACCTCCATGTCAAAATGTTCGAGAACCAGTTCTTGTTTAACCTCGTCACCATCTACATTTCTCACACAGGCACCACATCTAGCATTACAATAACTAGTTAAGTCAACTTGCAAATTATTAACAACTCTAGCCCAATCCATATTCATTATATTAATCCTCGACTACTGATTTTAT